TCGAACGTCTCGCGAAGGGCATCAACGCCGATCTCTGGACCGGCGCAGGTGCGGCCGAACAGATCGTGGGTATGTATTCCACGTCTGGTCCGCTGGACACGACTGGCGTCTACGCGGGCATCGACCGCGCAGCCCAGGCCCAGTGGGCGTCCAATGAGCTGGCGAACGGCGGCGTCCCGCGCGCCCTGACGTTCGACCTCATGCGCGACACCCTGGACGCGATCTACACCGCGTCTGGTGAGAACACCGACCTGATCGTGACGGGCCCGGCCCTGTGGTCGAAGTTCTCGAAGCTGTTCGGCAACGAGCGGCGATGGCAGCAGGACGTGACCATCCGCGGACGTCGGATCACCCTCCAGGGTGGTCACAACGCCCTCGAGTTCGACGGGATCCCCGTCGTTCGCGACGTCGACCATCCGTCGACGGCGATGTCCTTCCTCGCGACGCGGCACATCAAGATGTGCCAGATGCCCGACCGGATCTCCGAGGTGAACCAGTCCATGGGCATGATCGGCGTGCAAGGCACCCCCGAGATGGACATGGGTCCGCAGATGACCGGCCTGGTGGCCAGGATCAACCCGCTGGGTCGCAATGGCGACAGCTACCGGTTCCAGCTGATCCTGTACCCGCAGCTCAAGGTCCGTCGCTGCAACGCCCAGGGGTCCCTCGTCGACCTCGACGCCACGCTGTAAGGCGTCTCCATCGTGGGTCCGGTGACGTAGGCGGAAGCGCCACCGGGCCCACGGTCCAGCTTTCCTTCCGCCGTTCAGACATAGGAGAAGAGATTCGATGCAGCAAGAGATCCCAATGGCGAAGATGGTCAACGTGTCTGACCATGATGTCGTCGTGTCCATCGCGGTCGGCCCGAACCGCGGCGCCCACAAGGTGACGCTGAAGCCCGGCGAGGTCGGCGAGTTCCCCGCGGGGTACTGTCGCCCCGTGCGCGGCGCAGGGAAGGAGCCCCTCCTCCCCATCCTCACCCGGAAGACCATGAGGGATGGAATCCCGACCCTGGTCCCGAAGGCCGAGCAGAAGGAAGGCGAGGCCCGTTACAGGCAGCTCAAGGCGGCGGCGGCGGCCAAGGAGAAGACTCCGGCCGAACATCTCGCAGCCCTCGAGGCGGAGAACGCAGCTCTCCGCGCGAAGCTGATGACCGGCGGCGGAAGCGGAAGCGGAAGCAAGGCCAGCAAGGGCAAGAAGGAATAAGGGGGGCCGGTAGTCAATGGCCCTGACCGAAACAGAGCGCGCCGAGATCCGCATGTATCTGGGATGGAGCGCGCGGTTCCACCAGTTCGACAACGAGCTGGAAGGGGCCATGAACGCCCTGGACGACCCGGCGAAGGCGGACACCCTGGCACTGTTCCAGAACCCCCTCGCTGGGTCTCCCCCGGGCTTCCTGGCGGTTCTGCGCGACATCGACGCGAAGATCCTGGCGGCCCATGGTCGCCTGAAGGCCGACGTCGTCGGGTCTATCAAGCTGAACCGGCGCGAAGCGAAACAGCTGTACAAGGAGGGCAAGCGGATCACGTCTCGCATGGCGCGGACCCTCGGAGTCGAGGTCATCCACAACGTGTGGGACGGAACCCTTCCCACTGTCCGTTCCTCGCGCCTGGGGAACTACCAGGTGCACGGATGACGAATTTTCGCCAGGACGGGCCGTGGGCTGGGGCTTTACTACTCCAGTGTCACTCCGGCCCCGGCCCGGCCTGGACGTTCCCAGGATACCAGAAGGGGGGGCGATAGGTGCCGGGAAGTGCAATTCTCGACCCCGATGTCATCGTCGACTCCCTGGTGACCGACGTCATCGACGGACTCCGCGAGGAGCTCCACCCGCAGTTCGGGGTGCGGGCCTATCGCGTCTACACGGTGAAGCAGACCTGGAGCGGGAAAGTCGTCGGCGAGGGCGCGGTCTCCGAGGTCGTGTCCGAGATTCGACCCCAGCCGAAGGTCCTGGAATGGGGGGATTCTCTCCGCCTGGACCTGAAGAACTGCGGGCTCGACGAGATCGGCGAGATCAGGCTCATCGAGTGGAGCCTCACCTACACCCAGGCGGAGGTCGACGGCGGCCCCCTGGGCAAGAACCAGGCGTGGTTCATTCGCATCGGGGAGGCCCACGGCCAGGCGTCGCGGGACTTCGAGACTGTCCACAATCGACCACCGTTCATCGACCGCGAGAAGAACATGGGCTGGGTGGTCTGGGTGAGGCCGGTGAAGTGAATGGCCCTGCGCGTTCCTACCACGGCCAAGAAGCTCCCCAAGCAGGTGCGGGCCCGCAACCGGTCTGCCCTGGCGGGGGCTCGCATCGGTATCAACCGGGCGGCGGCCAGGGGTCGCACGATCCTGGTACGGAAGACTCCGGTCGACCAGGGCCAGCTGAAGGCCTCCTGGAAGCTGAAGCTCCACAAGCCGTCGGGGGGAGCCCGGGTCGGGACTGGCATGGTCGCCGAGAACATCAACGACGCGCCCCACGCTGGCATCGTCGAGGGCGGGGCACGTCCTCACAGGGTGAACCAGGAGGGCTGGATGGCGATCTACGAGTGGGTTCGCCGACACTTCGGGTTCACGACCAGCCCAGGGGGACGGATGCAGCGCGCACCGTCCCGGAACGAGGCGGGGGACCTGGACCCGGTCTACAGCGAGATCACCTGGGGCATCGTCCACAAGCTCCGCAGGGAGGGACAGACGGCCACCTGGTTCGTCCGCGATGCCATCCCGGAGATCCAGAAACTGGCGTTCGAGCTCATCGTGGCCGAGATCAAGAAGCGGGCGAACCGCAAGCTCAAGGAGGACAGGTAAGTGATCGTCCGACTGGAAGCACTGCGCCAGCTCGAGGCCCTAATCCTCTGTCGCATCCCCGAGCTCAAGGGGCGGATCTGTGTCGGCCAGGCTACCTCGCCTCACGAGCTCGAGTTCCCGAGCCTAACGCTGCTCCCCCGGAAGTTCGTCTATCACCCGGACCAGGCCGACGAGTCCTTCTCTCCGGGCCCTGGGTGCGTTGTGTTCAACGTCGGGCGACACGAGGGGGAACTCCATCTCCGTCTCGGTGCGACGTCCCTCTACCAGCGCGCACGCCTCGAGCAGCTCCTCATCGACCTGTTCCTGGAGACACCGCTCCATCCTGGCGTCCTGTTCTCACAGGTCACGGCCTGCGAGAACCTGGGCCCGTTCACGGCGGCCTGGGAGTTCGAGGACGACGAGTGGAGGGACGAGGGCGCGTTCGATGCGCAGTTCTACAGCCAGATCACTCTCGCGGCCATCATTCCGGCCCTCGTGACGCGACGCGGCGTCTACGACATCACAAAGCTCCAGCTCGGTCTCGACTTTTCGACCGAGGGGGACCCACCGGCGATCACGGATCCGCAGGTGGAGCTCGTGACCATCAACCAGGACGGGACTCTCGGCCCGGCGCCCTAGCAGGAGAACACCATGGCATCTGATATCTTTTTCACCACGAATCCGGCCGAGGTCGTCGCCCTCGAGGGCCTCTACATCAGCGAGAGGAACCCTCCGGGACAGATTCGCGGCGCCGACCTGTCGGTCCTGGGCATCGGCGGCGTGACCGTCCGCGGCCCGACCACGGTCCAGTCCATCTTCTCCGCGTCCCGGTTCCTCGAGGTCTACGGCGGGCGCGACTATGGCAGCGGCGGCGCCCTGGTGAATCAGATCTGGGCGTCCCTGCTGAACAAGCCCATCGGGGAGCTCCGGGTTCGGCGCGTCGTGGCGGCCGATGCCATCACGTCCTCGATGAACGTCGAGACGGGCGTCGACGGCGCTGGGACCGAGCTGGTCACCATCGCGGCCAGCTCTGAGGGGTTCTGGGGCCAGGGCGTCTCCATCCGCGTGGAAGACGCCTCCGACGGCGACGCGGACCACTGGAACCTGTTCGTCTCGTACCTGGGCAAGGGGCTCACCTACGAGAACATCGACACCACGAACTGGTCGACCGTGGCGGAGGCCCAGGCGGCCCTCGACGCCATCATCGGCGACGACGTGGCGCGCCTGGTGACCTGTACGGTCCTGGCCCTGGGTCGGCCCGAGAACTTCGCCACCATCACGGAGGCGGGCTTCCTGGCGGCCAAGAACGCCGACGACTCCATCAACCTGGGGCTCGCCCTGGGCGCCTACACCACCACGGTGGGCAACGATGGCACGGCGGTCGCCGCGGACTACAACACGGCGCTGACCGACCTGGCGAACACCGACGGCGTCGGGATCGTCTCCATGGCCGGCTCCAGCGTCGACCAGAACGGCCTGAACGGGACCATCGTCACCGAGGCGGCCCTGGCGTTCGACCGCGTGTTCACCACCTGGTCTGGCACACACGGCCAGGTCGTGGCCACCGAGATCACCAACATCGGAACGGACATCACGACCCGTTCCGACCGGATCATCTGGTGCTTTAATAGCGCCTACACCCTGGACCCGGAGACGGGGCTGGAGGTCCAGCGTCCGGTTCACGAGTGGATGAACTCCATCCTCCAGAACAACGACGTCGACATCCACCCGGGGTCTCGCCAGACCACGGCCCAGACGGCGGGGATCCGTCGCCTGGCCAACGAGTCGCTGACCAGGGCCGACCTGAAGGCCCTCCGCGACGCGGGCATCTGTACGATGGAGAAGGTCTCGGGCGCCTTCCAGTTCCGGTCCGGGGTCACCACCGACCTCACCACCGGGAAGACCGAGATCACCCGTCGTCGGTCGGCCGACTTCCTGCAAATCTCCGCCGGGGACAAGCTCCGAGAGCACGTCAAGGCGAAGAACACGGTCGAGCGGCGCGCCCTCATCGCGGGCCAGCTGGTGGGCTTCTCACAGTCCCTGCGCGACCAGGGGCGCATCATCGAGGAGTTCGAGATCGTCCAGGACGGCGTGAACAGCGCGGCCGACCGCGCCCAGGGCATCGAGCGCATCCTCTGGAGGGTCAAGCTCATCGGCCACATCCTCTACCTCCAGCTGGAGACCGAGATCGGGACCGGTGTGGTCATCGAGTCGGTCGCGGCATAGCGAGGGCCTGAACCAGAACCAGAACATCCACAAGGACGGAAAGCACCATGTCACAAAGAATCAGAGGTCAGGAGATCACTCTCCGGTTCTCGGTAGATGGCCAGACGCTCGCGGGGTCGTTCGTCAAGGTCTCCGAGTTCACCATCACTCCGAGGACCGACCTCAACGAGGAGGGCTTCCTGGGCGAGCTCGAGGACGACATCGACCCGCAACACCACGGGTTCGACTTCGCGTTCACCATCCACAACCTCGACGAGCTGGCGCTGAACTTCCTCTCGACCATCGTGGCCCGAGAGCAGAACCAGCAGGCGCACCCGGACATCACGATGACCGTTTTCTACGCCTACCGAGGCGGTCTCGGGAACGACCAGGTCGAGGTCTATCACGACGTTTTCCTCAAGGTGAACGAGATGGGCTTCGGCGGTCGCAAGGAGTATGTGACCACCAGCTTCGAGGGCAAGTGTAAGAAGCGCTCGCAGCTTCAGGCCTAGCCCACAGAGGGGGTCGGCACGAGGCCGGCCCCCATCCGTAAAACCCCGACACAGGAGAGAAGAGAATGGCGCAACGTAGAATCCGAGAGCTCGCGAACGGTAGCGAGCGTCCGCGCATGATGCGCGAGTATCGTCTGCCCGAGCAGAACCCTCAGACCGGGCGACCCTTCGGCTGTCGGAGCGTGGTCATGAAGGAGCTCCGCAACCGCGACAAGCTCGAGATCGGCCTCTGGGTCGACCTTCGACGGGTCGACAAGACAGACCTGAAGGCCCAGCTCGAGGCCGAGCAGTTCGAGGCCATGCGCTACAGCCTGGTCCAGGTCGACGGCCACCCTGTGAACCAGGACGGGCGCCCCTACGGCGAGATGGACGACTGGGACCTGGCGACCATGCGCTACATCCAGGCGTTCTTCGACGACATGAACGGCGTGGAGGAGGAGGACGTAAAAAAGGCAGTGCGGGCGGGGACGATCTGGACCCCGAACCAGAGCCCGCGCGAGGAGGACGTGGAGGACGTAGCAGCTACCGCCGGATAAGAACGCAGCTCGTCCAGGAGTGGGTCCGGGTCGCCTGGCACGTGGGCGGCCTGGGCTACGAGGACTACCTGGAATTCAGCATCGCGGAGACCATCGCAATCCACGGCGAGATCACGGAGCTGGTCCGGGTCACAAACGCCGACATCCCGACTAAACCCAAGGACCTGAGACGCTGAACAGTGCCATCCACGATCTACGACATTCGCCTCCAGTATTCGCTAGACGACAAGGCTAGCAGCGGGACGAAGAACCTCGAGCGGCGCATGGTTCGGCTGTCGAAGTCGAGCGGGCTGCTCGGGGGTACGTTCACCCGCCTGGGGCTCGCCCTGGGCGGAGTGTTCGGCGCCAGGGCTGGGGCGAAGGCCCTGGTCGGGTTCAATGCCACCATGGAGCAGGCCCGGATCACCATGGGCGGGATGATCCAGCTCACCACGAAGGGCGATTGGCAGCAATCGCTCCGAGAGGCGGGCGACCTGGTAGGACGTCTCCAGCAGCGCGCGAAGGCCTCGGTCGGCACCACCCAGGACATGGTCGACATGTCGACCCGAATCACCAGGCCCGTCCTCGCAGCGGGTCTCGGGATGAAGGACCTGGAGGACTTCACTGTGGGCGCTGTCGTGGCCTCCAGGGCGATGGGAATTGAGGCGGGCATGGCGGCCCGGGATATCGAGTCGGCCCTCATGGGGCAGCTGAGGAGCGTTGACAGGTTCGCCAGGAACCTCCTCGAGCCCCTGGGCTTCGTCGGCGACGAGGGGAGGCGTCGCTTCAACGAGATGGGGGCGGCGGCCAGGGCGGCCCAGCTCAAGGCGGCCCTGACCAGCGACGCGATCCGCAACATGGCGAACGCCCAGGAGAACTCCTTCTCGGGCGTCTTCTCCACCCTCCAGGACAATCTCCAGATCTTCCTCGGAGGCGTCGGTCTTCCCCTGTTCAAGGCCATCACCGACGAGATCCGCAGCTGGAACCAATGGATCGACAAGAACCAGGACACCCTCCGACAGTGGGCCCAGAACTTCAAGGAGGCCATCATGTCGGGGTTCCAGTTCGTGAAGTCGACGGTCTCCTTCATCGTCCGACACCGCGAGACCATCCTCCAGCTGATCAAGGCGTTCGTCGCGTTCAAGCTGGCCCAGAAGGGGCTCGAGGGCGCGGCCAACCTGGGAACCCTGTTCGCCCAGATCCAGAAGGAGGGGGTCGGGCTGGCCATGAAGCTGAACCTCGCGGCGGTGGCCCTGGCCGCGTTCGCGTTCGCGGCCCAGAAGATTGCCGACAAGATCCTGGCCGACCAGGAGAAGACCATCCAGCGTCAGGTCGACACGGCGACGCTCCGCGACCGGGCGGCCAGGGTGAGCACGGTAAACATGCTGTCGAAACAGCAGGAGGCCGTGACCGGCGGCCCAGGGGGCGACGTCGCCCTACGGCGGAAGATGCGCGCCCGGAACGTCCGCGACCTCGGGTTCTTCGCCGAGCAGGCGGGCATCAAGCAGGCGGGCGGGAAGATCACCGGGCTGGCGGGGGCCTTCGGCACGTCGCAGAGCAAGCTCGAGGAGTTCCGACGGGCCCGAGGGAATGAGGTCTATAACGTCGTCGCTGGTACAGGCCTCAACGTCTCCGACTTCCAGGAGATTCTCCGCATTGAACAGGCTCTCCTGAAGACCAGGGCGCTGTCTCTCCGCGAACAGGAGAAGGGTCTGGTCGCCGCGAACAAGCTGGCGGCCTCAATGGAGCAGACCATGATCTCGGCCCTCCAGGCGGCGGGGGTCATCCCGACGGCGCCCATGCTGGACGGCGTCGGCCCAGGCGACAACGCCACCAAGAGCCCGAAGGTCAACGTCACCATCAACCGGATCGAGGTCCAGTCCAACGATCCCGACCGGTGGGTCTTCGACATGCAGAGCGCGGTGGGTCGCGTCGCGCGCAATCCCACCAGCGCCCACCGGCTCCGCCGAGGCCTGGCCGGAGGAGGTATGGCATAGATGGCCGAGGGGACGTTCACCATCCAGGAGCTCGGGCGCATCGGCGCCAGGACCACCGAGCGGCCCGATGGCGGCACCCCTGCGCGGTTCGAGTGGACCAGCAATCCGACTGCCATCAGCGAGCTCGGGGGCGCCAGGGCGACGCCGAAGGGCGCCTGGACCATGGGCGGCGAGATGCGCCACAAGCGGACGGATTACATGGGGGCGAAGACCCCCTCCATCCAGGTCCTGGGCCCGAAACACAAGCAGCACCGGTTCCGAGGGCGCTGGGACGACCGCTACAACTTCGGGGGCTACGCGGTCCAGGAGATGCGCCGGTTCGAGGAGATGTGCTTCCGGGGGAACCTGGTCCGGATCGCCTTCCAGGAGCAGACCTTCGAGGCCCTGATCGTCGACTGGGACTTCCCCTACCGTCGGCGCTGGCATATCGATTATGAGTTCGTCTGCGAGGTCTTCGACCGGACGAACGCCTTCAACCTGCGCACACGGTCGCCGGAGACGACGCCGACCCCGTCGGAGCAGTTCGATAAGATTAACGACATCATCGAGGCGGCCCTGGAGACGGCGGAGGTCAAGCTCAAGTCGGCCGGGATGCTGGAACACTCGATGTCGGACCCTGCGCTGGACGAGACGAAGGCCCTCCTCGCGGCCCTGTCGCAGTCCCGGGACAACCTGGGCGACACGCTGGACCAGCAGGAGCTCGGGGTCGTGGACGGCGCCCTGTCGTCTGTGTCGCCGTTTCAGCGCCTGGCCACACAGTTCAGGACCGTGGGGAACGGCGCCTTCGACATCGTCGATAAGCTGATCATGGTCCGCTCCGACGTCTCCCTGGGCGTGAAGACGGCCCTCTCCGTCCTCGACTTCGAGGACTGGTCTCGGACCCTCCGGTTCCAGGGGCGGCTCCTGACGGGCATCGGAAAGGCTGCGGGCGATGGCATGGACGAGCGCGCGAAGCCCGACGCGCGGCGCCTCTACCGTCCCCAGGCGGGCGAGAGCCTGTACCAGATCTCGAGGCGGTTCTATGGCACGCCCCACAGCTGGGGGCTCATCTACGACCGCAACAACCTCACCAGCTTCGAGCTCACCGGGAACGAGCTCCTCATCATCCCGGAGAAGGGGACCGGCTAGATGGCCCCCGATGGGCGCATGTATTACCCCCAGGCCAGGGCCATCGTCTCCCTGGTCTTCGACGGGTTCGGCGGGCCCGAGACCGACACGCCCCCCCAGGTGTTTCCGGTTCTCCCCAGGAGCCTCACGGTTCATCTGAACGCCTACAATCAGGCCGACTCCTGGGAGATGACGTTCGACGGCGAGGACCTCCCCATCGACCCAGCCCTCATCCGGGCGGGGGCGGCGGAGATCTTCCTGTTCGCGTCGCAGAAGGGGCTCCCCACCGACGACAGGCTCATCGACAAGCAGTTCGCGACCCTCGACGCCCCACCGGAGCAGGTCGACCGGTCGGCGACCCAGGCGGTCCTCGAGGAGGCGGGCGCCGGGTCGATTGAGCGGTTCACCCAGGGCAATGAGCCCATGGTGGCGGGGCTCATCGACGACATCGATCTCTCCGCGGACGAGGGCGGTCGCTGGGTGACCATCTCCGGCCAGGACTACACCGCGCTCCTCATGCAACGCCAGTGGCCTCCGACGTCCAGAGGGCGCGCCAGGCGCATCCCAGTGGGCCGCAAGCTCGACGAGCTCCTCGCGTCCATCCTCGACGAGGCCGACGAGACGGGGCGTCTGAAGCTGGTCCTCGAGAACGTGAGTAAAGCGGACATGCCCATCGTCCGCGAGCGACGGAACAACAAGCGGGGCATCCCCATCGAGGAGGACACCAGCTACTGGGACGTCCTCTACAAGCTCGCGACCCGCTACGGGTTCATCCTGTTCGTGCGCGGATTGAGCGTCGTCCTGACCAGGGCGCAGAACCTGGGCGAGAACAGGGAGCGACGGGCCCGGACCCTGGTCGTCGGGAAGAACGTCGCGGCCCTCCAGATGACGCGCCACATGGGCAAGGAGTCGGCGCCGAAGATCGTGGTCCGCGCCTACGACCCAGGCCTCCGCGAGCCCATCACGGTCGATTACCCCCGGGGCACCTACGAGGGCATCAAGCAGATCAACGCCCGGAACAAGAAGAAGGACACCACGACCACACGGTTCAGCACGAAGCCGAAGCGGAAGAAGAAGGCCGACAAGGCCCAAAACATCCGCAAGCAGGAGGAGTATATGATCATCCCGGTGTTCGGGGTGACCGATCGCGCAGTCCTCCAGAACATCGCCGAGCAGCTCCACAATCAGTTCGGGAAGGCCGAGCGCACGGTGACCGTGTCGACCGAGGACCTGTCCGACATCGACGACCGCGACCTGATGGACGTCCGCGCAGGCGACTCGCTGTCCATCGACTTCAAGGAGTTCAACATCGACCGCGCGCTCCTCTCCGACGACGACATCGGCGTGGAGGAGAAATACAATCACCTGGTCTCGAGGGGCTACGGGTCCACCATCGCCCGGGTCATCGCCGAGAAGTACAAGCAGCTCCAGGCCCTGAAACGCCCTCTCCGCGTCCGGGACGCGACCTACGACTACGACGTGGACAGCGGCGTGTCCATCGAGCTCCAGGCCCTCGACTTCGTGGTCATCGGCGACCAGCGGGACGCGACCTCGAAGAAGGCCCGGAAGGAGAAGCGGAAGACGAAGAAGGACGGGACCCAGCTGGGCCCGTCTAAGGCCCAGGAGGAGGCCTTCCGCAAGCAGCACGGAGGCGGCGCATGACCCAGATCAGCCGTCCATTGCGCCGGAGACGCGGCGGGGCGAAGCGCCTCGACCTGACTGACCTCCGGGCGGTCCTCCAGGACTCTCGGCTGTTCACCAGGTTCGGCCGGGTCTATGTCCCCGAGGGGGCCTCGAAACACTTCGAGATTATCAGCGAGAACGGCTCCATCGACATCCTGGTGGACGTGCTCCTCGAGCCCAGGGACTTCGACGTGACCTGTCGCCTGGGCGGCACTGGGGGAGCGAAGCGGGGCGCCTGGACCATCCCCAATCCGGGGGACGAGGTCGCGGTGGTGGTCCCGGATGGCGAGATCGACTGGATGCCCATCATCGTCGCGGTCTGCTCGACGGGCGAGGTCCCTGCGGGCCTGGCCGAGAACGTGACCGTCATCGCCGACGGGAAGGTCCTGGTCCACGATGGCGACGGAGGGACGGAGCCCCTGGTCAAGAAAAGCGAGTTCGAGGCGCATGTCCACACGGCGCCAGGCGGTGGCGGCGTCACCACGACCCCGAACGCGGCCATCACAGGAACGACCGTCCTGGAGGCGAAATGAATCGACGAACCGGATACTGTAGGAGCCACCGATGACCGTGCCAGCCCTTGAGAAGACCTGGGACCATGCAGTGAATAACCTGGTGTACCTCACCAGCTCGAACCAGGAGCTCGCGGCCAGGGAGCTCCAGCTGGCCTTCCACTACATCCTCCAGGACAAGGTCCTCGGGGACTATCAGGGCACCTTCACCGACCAGGGCGGGGGGACGTTCCGGTACACCCTCAGCGCGGCGCAGCCCGTGGCGAACCGGAACTGGACCGAGTTCCGCAATGGTCTGTTCATCCCGGCCGACGTCGGGCGGACCATAAACTTCCAGGGCGCCACCAGCGGCGGAAACGACGGATACTTCCCCATCACGGCGGTGGACCCGTCGGGCCTCTGGTGTGAGTACACGAACGGCTCGGGCGTCGCTGAGGCCCACGCGGGCTCGATGCGCCTTCTCAAGGGCTCGTTTCCGAACTGCCCGAACGGCCGGAGCCCGTGGCGCGTCAGCTACTGCGCGACGTCTACCAAGGGCGTCGGGACAGCGGGCGACCTCATCGACAGGCTGGTGGTCGAGAGCGACATCACCCACACGTTCACAGATGGCTGGGTTGTCTGGGAAAACGAGGTCACGGGGACACAGTTCCTCATGTACTTCAACTCGAACGACAGCGCTCAGCAGCACGTTCGCAATTTACTCTACTTCAGCGTTAACGGCGGTTTTACCGGTGGCGCTCTCAACGTTCGCCCCACAGCCCCGACCGAGACCCTATTCCTGGCAGACACGGCAAACACGTGGAGTTCGTCAACGGTCGTCTATGCCCTGACGGAGTGGTTTCTCCATCTGCAAATCTCGACGGATGGCAAGGACACGCATTTCTGGGGCGGACGCGAAGGGATTCTAGAATGGTGCTTCATCGACAAGGAGATTGTCGATCCGGTGGACGACACAGACGGAACCTACCCGATGGATGGGACGCTCCAAGTCATGCTGTGGGCGGCCACGAGTTTCGACACGCCATTCTCTCACGGGTCCTGGAACGATATTAATCGGCTCTGTCACGCCTTCGACCTGGGCGCGGTGGCAGGGGGTCCGTTCTTGGAGCGCGCCTATCTCACGGCACCGTTCGCGGTTTCGTCGGCCATGGGCCAGCTTTACCTCCTGCCCGACGTTCCGTCGGGGGAATACGCCTTCTATCCGAACAGCCTTTTCGTGAACGGCTCGCAGGTAAAGGGGCGGATCGGGCGCCTGGCGGACTTCTGGTGGGTGACCGATCAGAGCAATATGCCGGTCGTGAACGGAGCGACTTTCCCGGCCGACGGCTCGAAGCAGTGGGTCAAATTGAACGCCATGGCCCTCCCATGGGACGGGACTCGATACAGACAGAGGGACGGAGACTGATATGCCGAGTGTACTGCCGACACTAGAGAAGACTTGGGAATTCGCTGTCAACGTGCCGAGCGTCGGGGTGACGAACCTGGGCGAGTCGATCGCGAACCTCCTGGTCCGCATGTTCCAGCTGCTAGAGGACGTGGTCCCTGGGACCCACTCCTTCGGCACTGGCACCATCGCGAACGTCTCCGGGTCGACCTACTCGTTCAACCCCGGAGACACGTCACTGGACCCCACGAAGGTCGGAAACCTCGTCGGGAAGACTATCCAGCTGCGCGGCTCCACGACGGCGGCCAATAATGGCGACTTCGCCATCACCGACCAGGTCGACTCCGGTGGCGGCGTCTATGAGCTCCACTATGTCAACGCCAGCGCAGCGGCCGAGGCGATGGCGGGCTCGGTCAAGGTCATCGGGTTCGCTGGGTTCTCGAACCCTTGGGTCACGGCTTACACGGACTATCGCAGCGCAGGAGCGGCGGCGGCGGACGACGGAGTAGACCGAATCACTGACCTGTCGGACACCGCGAACCTGGACTTCGGCCAGACCACAGATGACAGCCCGTTCTGTAAGGTTCTCCGCAACCCGGTGACTGGGACGACGTTCGTGTTCCGCGGTGAGAGCACGTCCTCTCGCGCGGACCGGATGCAGGTCCGAGTGATCCCGAGCGGCATCCTCACCCCAGCGCTCCGCGCGAATCTTCAGGCCCAGACCGACGTCCCGTTTACGCCGAACTACATCCGGCCAGACGGGACCGACGCCCAGACGTTCGGGTTCGGTGACGAAGAAGGGCGACTCTCCGGTGGTCAGTACTGGTACACGAACGAGGCCCAGAGCCAGCCCCTCAGAAACAGCATCCTCCATCTCATGATGTCGAGCGATGGGAAGCACACCCGCCTGTTCATGGGGACGAACGGGATCACACAGTTTTTCCTGTTCGACGAGGAGGTCAAGAACCCCGTCGGCCTGGGCTCATACCCCTACGTCGCCGGGGTCATGAGTGCCCAGAGCCTTACGGCTCCGGTTCCGCAGTTCGGGAACCTGAACGACGTACGCGCGGCGCGGGTTCCAGAGGTCAACTCGACCCGGTTCCCGACAAGGCCCTGGCAGCTGGCCCAGGCCTACTGGACAGCGGAGGGGTTCATCTCTGCGGCGAGCGGCCAGAACGTCCCACAACGGAACTCCGTCACCGGGAATCAGCCCCTCTATCGGATCGGTCTTCAGATCGACACAGCGCTCCCCCTGGCCCAGGCGCGCATCGGGGAGCTGAAAGATATCTGGTTTACCCACGACGGCGTCCAGCACGGGACCACGTTCCCCGAGGACGGCTCGAAACAGTTCATCTGCTTCGGCGACGTTATCGTCCCCTGGGACGGCGCCTCGGTCCCCGAGTTCGACTTCTGACATGTCCCAGTGGAGCCTCCTATACCCGAACGACCAGCAGGATCCGACGGATCCGAGGGCTCCACGTGTGCCCGACGCGGCGTCCATCAGCCTGACCGGGGACTTCACGGTCGAGTTCTGGCTGCGGAAGGTGGGCTCCCACAGTGGCAACACGGACCGGGTCATCGTCGGGAAGGACCACTCGACGAACTTCCAGTGGCTCGTCCGGTTCAACGAGACGAACGGCGACTCCATCAAGCTGGCAGTGTACGAGACCAGCGGCGGGACGTTCCACGAGCGCGAGTGGACGGGTCTCACGACCGACAACGCCGACGAGTGGCACCACGTCGCCATCACGTTCGACGGCTCCGCTGGCGCCGCAGGGACCCAGATGGAGCTGTTCCTCGACAGCGTGTCCCAGGGGAACGGTTCAGCCATCACCGAGAACCTCCTGGCCGGGACGTTCGACAGCGACGGCGACCTGGTCCTCGGCGGGCTCAACGATGCCACCGGGGTCGAGGAGCTCAAGGGCTACGCCCTGGCCGACGTGCGCCTCTGGTCGGACCTGCGAACTGGCACGGAGATTGCCAATAACTATCTCGTCGAGCAGGACCCAACCGCGGCCAACCTGGTCGGGAACTGGCTGACAGGGCGGCCAGGCCAGCGCCTGTTCCCTTCGGCCTCGGGGGCGACCGTCCTGGACCGAACGTCGAACAACAACGACGCGCCGCTCCCCACGGGGCTCACGGACAGCGAGGACACGGTCCGCGAGCTCGAGCTGTTCCCCCAGGGCTACACGTTTTTCGGGACCGACCACGTCGACAATCCCGACAGCGGCGAGGCCTACACCGACGCTCCGGCGGTGAACCCCAGCGCCCAGGCGTTCATCGAGAGCGACCCCGTGGAGGCGTTCGCGGAGAGCGCAGTGGTCAACCCGACAGCCCAGGCGTTCGTCGAGAGCGACCCTGTGGAGGTCTTCCTGGACGGTCTCAGCGTCTACAGCGCGAAGGCCGACGCGCCGGTGGACTCCATCGAGGTCCTGTCCCTGGGGCTCACCGGGATTGCCCTGGACACGAATCCTCCGGTCGTCCAGAACGTCTCCCCCGCGTTCCCCGGGGTCATCGCCCAGGACACGCCCATCACGTTCGACGTCGTCGACGTCGACCCAGGCGTTCAGATGGTCATCGTGACCCTCCGCTACGGGATCCCCTACTCCGGCCAGACCCTGGTCGTCCACGACGGGTCCAAGTTCGTCGCCCCGTTCGACAGCCCCTCGAGTGGCAAGAACCCGATCGCTAACGGGTTCGCGTTCTCGGTGGTCCCTGTGGGAGGATGGCCCGCAACGGTGGAGGAGATCTTCGTGTACAAGCTCGACGATAACGGGAACCTGGGGGCCCTGCCATGAGTTCCCTCGGGCCGTGGACCATCTCCCCCTCCGTCGGTGGCTCGGTCGCTGGTGGCTCGGAGGCCCAGCTCCAGATCGACCGGCTCCGAGGCCTCGACATCTGGTTCGACGTGGTCCAGGGCGATGGCGCGGATTACGTGGTCACCCCGGCGGGGGACTGGAAGGTCGCCGAGGGGTTCGTGGCGCTGCGCCAGTGGATCATCCGCACCATCATCACGGACCCAGGCGAATGGGCCACCCTGCCCGATTACGGCGTCGGTGCGCGCCTGTTCGTGAAGAACAGGAACACAGCGTCGGCCCGCGACGAGCTCAAGGAGCGCATCCGGGGGCAGCTCCTGCGCGACCCCAGGATCGAGGACGTCAAGGAGGTGTTCGTCGAGATCCTGTCCGACTCCGTGCGCATCGCGGTGACAGTCATCCCGACCGGGCGGGAACTGCAACACGAGGCCGTGAGGGCGGCCGTGGAGGTGAGTTAGATGCCAGTCGCACCATCATTCGAGGACCTAGTCGACCAGGGCATCGCTCAGGCCCAGGCTCTCCGACCGCGCCTCCAGTTCTTCGACGGCGACATCGCCCAGGCCCAGATTCACGGCGCCGCAGCCATGAACGACGCGGCCATCCGGTTCTCCGCCCAGGCCTTCAAGGCCACGTTCATCGACGGCGCAGTGGGCGACGAGCTCACCACCCTGGTGGACGACCACTACAACATCCAGCGCAACCCGGCGACCCAGGCCCAGGCCCAGGTCGAGTTCACCCGGCCATCCCAGGGCGGCGGGGAACCCGCTGGCGTCATCCCGACCGGGACCATCGTCGCCACCGACTTCGACGCCGATGGCGAGCAGATTCAGTTCACGACGGACGCGGACGTCGTCTGGGGCCTGGGCGAGCTCGGGCCGAAGACCGTCCAGGTGACAGCGGTCCTCGAGGGGCGCGACGGGAACGTGGAGGCCGACTCCATCGTCCAGATCCTGGACGTCCCGGGATTCGACTCGACCTTCGCGGTAACCAATCCCGCCAGGGCTGGCGGTGGCAACGACGAGGAGAGCGACGAGGCCCTCCGGACGAGGGCGCGTAACTTTTTCCTCACCCTGCGCCGGGGAACCCTGGCATCGCTGGAGTTCGGCGCCCTCACGGTGGACAGCGTCCGGGTGGCCAAGGCGGTCGAGGACGTCATCTCGGGGATCGCTACGGTCCGCGTGTCCGATGAGGATGGTAACTCCACCCTCCAGATGATCTCCGACGTCGTGGCCGAGCTCGAGGACTGGCGGTGTGCCGGGTCGACCGTCGTGGTCGTCGGCGGCGTCCAGCTCGCTGTCTCGATGGACTTTACCCTGGTGGTCCGCGAGGGCTACGACGTGGCGGCCTTCTCCAGCCTGCTCTCCGACGCTGTGACGAACCGCCTGTCGAAGCTCAAGGTCGGCGAGACCATGTATCTCGACAGCGTCATCGCCGCGATCATCGCGGTGGCCCCGGACGACATCCTGGAGGTCACGTTCGACACCATCACCACGAACCCGGGCGGGGCCCAGCCCATCGCCGACCTGGTTCCGACGTCCAGCCAGGTCATCCGAGGAGACGCCTTCACGTTCACGGTCTAGACCATGGCTCTCACACCGGAACAGACGAGACTCCTGAATTTTGCCCGCGCGGTGCTCCCCTCATGGTTCACCAGCGACGAGCGGATCCAGGAGTACCTGTCGGCGGTCGCGGTCATGACCGACGGGGTCATCCAGCAGCACGACGACTGGTTCAAGAACACCCTGATCACCACGGCGGTCGGTCCGACCGGGAACGATCCGGACTGGCTGAACCAGCACGCGGTCGACCGCGGGACCTCGCGCCAGGACGGGGAGCTGGACGTCGCCCTCCGGGCTCGGATTCGCAGCGTGCCCGACGCCCTGACCAGGGACACCATCATCGCCGCAGCCCAGGCCATCATCGACGCCGAGGCCATCCCAGGGACCGTGGCCATGGTCGAGCTCCCCCGCGACCGGGCGTTCTTCAGGACCTCGACCTCCGATACTGGCACCGGGGGCACGTTCACGGCGCCCGACGTCGACGGGAACATGACCTTCGTCCCCGACGCGGGCTTCGCCCTGGGTCCCGGTGGCGTTGTCGTCCCGCCCTTCAAGGCCCCGACGGTCGAGGAGCGCGTCGACACGAAGCTGGTCATCTCGGGCGCCGCGGACGCGAACAACGACGGGACATTCCCCATCACGGGCATGGTCGGAGACGCGGTGGAATACCAGAACCCGGCCGGGTCGGGGGCGGCCGACGCTGGCGCCACCTGGACCGTCCAGAAGTTCGACAGGGACGGGAACCTCCTCGACGGGTTCCAGGATAGCTACTTCAACCGGGGCGACCGAATGGCCTCCAGTAGGCCCAGCAAGCTGATCCTGATCCTGCCTTTCGGTTGCACCCCAGGAACAGAGGCCTCAGTCCGTGAGATGCTGCGCCAGAAGAAGGGCGCAGGGGTCCTCGGGATCATCGAGTGCCGACTGAACCCATAAGGAGACATGATGGCGGGCCACAGCAGCAGATACAGATTCAACGACGGCGAAGGACTCGTCGACACGGACATCGAGGGGCTCCAAGACTTCCTCCGTCGCTTCACGTTCGACGAGATCGTCTCGCACCTGGCCGCTCCGAACGACGTCCCTATTCGCCATTCGACCGGTACCGCACCCCTGGGGAGCGCTGCGACGGCGTCCTTCCGGTGCCTGAAGAACGCCCTCTGCGCCAGGGTCGACGACACGAACAATCCGACGCTGAACATCAAATTCGACGCCGGAGTGGTCTTCCAGCGCAACAACTCGACGCTCCTGTCCGACGCCTCACTGGTGCCTGAACACCACGTGACGTTCGTCCCCGGGCAGTCGGTGGACTTCGCGGCGGCGGACGCGACGCAATACCGGCGAGACATGGTCCAGGCGCGTCTCGTGTCTGTCGACGAAGCGACCGTTCCCCGGGACTTCAAGGACGCGGTGACCGGCGCCCTGTCGTCTCAGAACCTTCTGAAGCGCTCGAATCTCGAGCTCGAGCTCCAGGTCAAGCAGAGCGCGCTCCTGGCGACAGCGAACGACGCCGACGACGTGACAAACGAGCCCACACCGGACGCGGGCTGGTTCAAGCTCTGCTCGGTCCAAATTCCACCGACCTCGACAGCGCTCCTCCAGCGAGATGTCTGGGATTGGCGGAAGGGCTGGGGGTACCAGTGGGCACAGGTGACGGCGAAGGACTGGCTTTACCAGGACGGAGACTGGACCATCGACGCGACGAACTGGCGCCTGACGGATGCCGGAGTGAGTCGCCAGGCGGCGTGTTTCCCCATGCACATCGGACATGTAAACTTCCATTTCGGAGCGCCCGATCAGTTCGCGCACGAGGACCATCGACGTCTCGCCTGGTTCCGGCTAGAGGCCACCGGAGCCCCAACGGGGCAAATCCTCGCCCTCAACTCGTGGCAGCTGTTCAATCGCGCCGACGACAACACCCACCTAGTCGATCTGTCGTCTATCATCGGTAACACGACAGCCCTGGTCGAAGACGACGACCCTGGGCTGGGTCAGAACGGCGATCCCCCTCTCGCGAGCCGAATCTTCCCCCCAATCTGGGCGAACGGTCTCCGGTCGCCGGCAATGAGAGCCACCGGAAGCACCTCCTCCCCAGATCAATACGGTTATCCCGCGGTCCTGCAAGCGCAATTCACGTCTGCGACGGCGGGGGGGCCTTCCACCATCTTCGCGACCTGGCTGGCCTGGTGGGGCGGCGTGTAAACTGGAGCCATGTCCGAGGTCCACGCCAGGCCGAAGCGGGTCACGACCGAGGGGGCTGTCATCGAGCTCCACGCGGTCGCCCAGAACGGCGCTGACGTCTCCCCGGACGAGTTCCTGGACAAGCTGGCGTTCGAGCTGGCCCGCAGGGCACCCAAGCAGAGCGGCGGAGGCGGCGGAGAACCGCCGAAGACATTCCTCGGCCTGGACGGCGGCGCCTGGACAAAACTCCTGTTCTGGGGCGTCCTGGGCTGTCTGGCGGCCCTCGGGTCGTGGGCCCTGGTCGTCCACGACACGATGAAGGAACACGCCCACGAGCTCGAGGTCCACGAATCCCTACCTATGCACACCGCGGCGGTCAAGGAGGTGCGACAGATTCGCCAGCAGGTCGACACGGTCGAGGCCCAGCAGCGGAAGATTGCCCAGGGCATCGAGCAGCTCAAGAAGGAGCAGGTCGACGACCTCAAGGAGGAGCTCCGAGAAGCTCGGAGAAAATTGCGCGACCGTTCTCGTCGCTGAGGGCTGTTCGATGCTACAGTGACCCCGTCAGGGCACTGGAGGAACTGACCTCTGAAGGGGGAGGACTGCTCTCATGGGTTCGCTGCTCCAGCAAGAAACGCAAATTCGCCGATCGCTCGTCGCCGACATCCTCGACAACGTCGCCCCGTCGGAGGCGAACTTCGAGACGAACCCCGTCTCGCTGCTCGATGACCTGAACAACATCAGGTCTCAGCTGAACAACCTTCTTCAGGACCAGGCGGGCTCCTGGTTCGATGACCTGATCGTCCCGTCGACGCTCGAGACGGGCATCCAGCGCGGCGTGAACGACCTGAACACCGCGCTCCACGCGGTCGAAAAGAAGCGCGTTCTCCGCGACGTTCACAGTCTCGTGGACGTTACCGTCGGCGCTGGGAACAACTTCGTCATCCTGGGCACGGGCGAGCTCCCCACCCAGACCACGGCGGCGGTCGGCGCTGTCACGACCCTGGGCACGGTCGTCGCGGCCCACGGCGGCACCTTCGGGACCCACGCCCTCTCCGAGGTGTCGGGACCGAACGCCATCTCCCCCCTTAACCTGATGCTGATCGTCGACGGCGCATCCCGAGACCCGATTCTCTCGGGCGGGCGCCAGGTCTACGGTCTCCTTCAGGGCGAGAGCGGCCTGGTCGACGGCGGCACCATCACCGACACGACCACCACGCGGGTCCAGATCTCGTTCGTGCGCCTCACGGCCACCGGCGACGACCTCGAGGCGGTTCCGGTTGCCGACATCGAGAACGCAGTGATCAACTACTGTACTCGCGAGCGCGTCCGTCTCGAGGACCTGTCCGAGTTCGACTTCCTGACCGGCGCCATCGTCGACCTCCCCGCCGGGTCCGTCGTGACCCGTCAGGTGGGCTACGACAATCAGGGGACCACCCCGGTCGACCTCCTCACGAACGCGACCCTCGACCTCGAGGGCGCGGGTCTCGTGTGGGCCATCCGCGACGACCTCGAGGCCACCCTGTTCTCCATCGTGGAGGGCTCCGCAGGCGGCACCAGCCAGGTGAACATCGCCGCAGACGTCGACGAGTTCGACATCGACGCGGTGGTGGTCGACTTCCTGAACGGTATCACCGTCGACAGCGGCTCCACTGGCATCGACATCGGCGCCACGACCGCAGGGGTCATCCAGCGGGCATCAGACCTGCGCGTGTCCGCGACCGGCGCCGGAGAGCTCATCCTCGAAGACTCCAACATGATCAACGAGGGCACGTGGACCGGCCCCGGAGTCAAGGTGTCCGAGACGACGGCGGAGGTCGCGGCCTACGAGACCACGTTCGGGGGCGAGGTCTCGCTGTTCAACGCCCTGGTCCAGGCCTACAACGCGGCGCACCGTCGGCGCGTGTTCGCCATCGTCACGGCCGACCTGGCCGAGGACGTCGACGTGTCTGGCCCGGCCAACGACAACAACCTGGACACGAACCTGGGCGACCTGTCCGGTGGCACGTTCGTCGACGATTACGACGTCTACCATAACGGCCAATACCTGAAGCTGGACGCGGCCGACGCGGGCACCGGCGACGTGTATCCGGGGACCTCGCTGGCGAACGGCCAGCTCCGGTTCAACCGGAAGCTCAAAACAGGCGACATCCTCGCGGTGGTCGACTACATCGCATAAAGCCGATAGGCTCGGGCCATGAACCCCAGCCAGACCCAGGAGATAGTCGCCCGGACCCTCGACGAGCAGGCAGCAGAACAGCTCTCGCGCGCTGCTGCCTGCGAAGCCGAGACCGGGCGGCTCCTTGCGAAGCGCGAAATCCTCGAGCGACTCCGCCAGCGGTTCACTCCGCTGTCCACGGCCATCCAGGAGGAGATCGACGGCTCCGAGCTCAACGACGAGGAGAAGCTGGCGGGCAAGAAATGCGCAGCGAAGGCCATGATCCTGGTCCTGAACGACATCACGGCCCTGGCCCGGGACGTGGCGAAGGACGCCCTCGACAAGGAGGCGGAGGTCCGGGTCTATAAGGCCGAGGCGAAGCGACTCTCCGCAGGGGCGGCGGTCCACCGGGGCATCATCCGCCAGCGAGAGGAGCAGGAGGCGCGCCTGGAGGAGGAGCGGAAGGCGGCGCCCAGGAAGTCGCCCCAGAAGAAAAACGCCCTCAAGAAGAAGAAGGCGGCGCCCAGGAAGAAGAAGACAGCAGAGCGGAAGGCGACCTAGTTGGGAACCAAGGACCCCATTCAGGGCAACATCGAGCTCGAGGAAGACGACGCACCGGCGGCGGTCGGACAGATTCGCCTGAATGGCGGGGTCATCAAAGGCCAGGACAGCGTCGGGGTCTTCGACATGGCGCCAGCTGTCGCCACGATGCGCGCCGGGACCCTGGCCCAGCTGAACACGAAGGTCTCCGACGCAACGCTGGACGACTCCTCGAGCTCGAGGCCTCCGAATGGTGCCGCGAGCGGCGACCTGGCGGGCTCGTACCCCTCGCCGACGGTCGCGAAGATTCGCGGCGGCCTGGTCGACGCGGCCATCTCTCCGAACGATGGCGACGGCCTCCGCTATAACGCGGGGACAGGCCAGTGGGAGGCCCAGCCCGTCGGGACCAGCTCGGTCGCTGATATCATGCAGTTCCCACCGGCTACGGATACCAGCTCGTCAGCCACCTACGAGGCTCTCCAGGAGTTCGTCTACGGGGGCTCCGACGACTGGGGGACCCCGGACCTGATCCAGGTCATCGCCTGGACCGAGGACGCGGGCAAGCCCCAGGACGTCCGAATCTTCGACGTGACGAACAGCCTGGTCATCGCCGAGCTGACCGGGATCACGGACGAGGTCCCGACCATCCAGAACCTGGGCACAATCAGCAACGTTCCCACCGGCGCTGCGATCTGGGAGCTTCAGACGAAGCGCCCCTCGGGGCCACCGGTGACCGTCCACGTCACGGCGATGGCACTAAGGAGCTCATCATGACCATAATCGCGAAGTATCGCGTCCGCTGTACCACGGACAACGTCTGGGAGTTCGTGTGGCTCCCTGAGGACACGGTCCCGACCTTGTGTCCCTCGAACGGCGCACACACCATCGACACGGCGCTGACCTCCATCGTCGAGCGCGCTGGCGACGCGGCGCCGACCCTGTCCGACGGGCGCCCCATCGTGACCCCGTCGAAGTTCGAGAGGGGGATCGACCCCTACATCTGTGGAGTCGGCGACGACCTGGCGAACCAGCTGAGGGGCCAGGGGCCAGCTTTCGAGGTCGACGGGGCACTGACCCCGCAGACCATCGAGTTCGGGTTCCTGGACACTGTTCGCATCGCCGCAGGCGGTCTCATGTGGAAGGGGGCGACCATCGGCGACCGGATCGACATGTGGCTCTCCGCGAAGGCTCCGACCCTTACGCCGAACCCAGGCGCCGGGAACTGCAACGTCGTGAGCGGCGTCGTCGTCCCAGCCGCTGGAGACGGCTCCCACGACATCGACCTGGCGACCTGCTCGATCGTCCCTGCGCCCAATAAGGACGGCTACTGGGACTATGCCGACGCGGACACGGGGCTGGGCACTGTCACGGCTGGCGCACCTGGGGCGGCGGGCTGGCATATCCTCGAGAACGAGACCACCCTGGTCCACTGGGTCCGCGGCGCCCCTATGCTGGGCGAGGGCGAACATTACATCGACCCGAACTCCGTCGACCGGAAGATCTATCCCCGGTGGACCTGGTGGACGAAGGTCTCCAGCGACAGCGGGAACGCCCTCCTCCAGTGCGCCTGGTACCTGAATCTCGCGCGGGCGGTGACCACGTGAGCCACATGGAGTGGGTTATGCTGGCGATGCTGGGGCTCCCCCTGGTCTACCTGATCATCGACCTGGGCCTGGCCCTGAACCGGCGGAAGGGCGACACCTACTCCGAGGTCCTCCGTAAGTGGGGTAAGAAATACATGCCCCTGATCATGGTCATCTGCTACATCTTCGGGCTCCTGTCGGGGCACTGGTGGTGGTGATTGGCGAAGGTCCGCAAGGAGGAGGCGGTCGGGGTCGTCGACGGCGTGAATGACACCTTCCAGACCACCCAGGACTACAGCGCCGGGACCGTCGTGGCCTACATCAACGGGATCGCCCAGCTCGGGACCACCGAGCTCGGTGGGAAGCTGTTCCGGCTCCAGGCGCCCCCGAAGGCTCCGGGGCGCGTGTCCGTGTACTATGTGACCATCGTATGAGCTTCTACCGGTTCGAGGTGCCCACAGGGACGATCGACGGCGTGAACACGACCTTCACGACCTCGGTCCCCTATGCCCCTGGGACCCTGGCCGTGTACCTGAACGGCCAGCTGATTCCGTTCTCGTCGTTCTCGGAGACCGACCCGGGGGCGGGCGACTTCGACATCACCGACCCCGACTGTGTGCCCAGGTCGGGGCCCTGGGGCTCGGACACCCTCCAGGCGTTCTACCGGGACCCGGCCATCGAGGACACCACCATCGTGATCGAGGGCCTGGTGGGGCAGATCCAGGACGTCGCCCAGGGCGTCTCCGGCGTCCTGAACGACCTCGCGGTGGACGGCGTCATCAGTGCGCCTCAGGCCATTTCGGCCCTCGTAGCGGACGACAGCGTGTCTGGGTTCGTGGAAGACTCGCCGGTGGGCGTCGACGCCCTTGTGGAGGACTGCTGACTATGTCGTGTGAACAACCTACAACCGTTTTCCAGGGCAACACGAAGGTCCTCGCGGTGAAGTTCATCTCGCAATCCACAGGGCTCCCCCTGGACCTGGACACCGACGTGACAGCCATCGAGTTCGAGGTCAAGAAGGCCGACGGCGACGCCGACCCCGCGTTCATCCACAAGGACCTCCTGGGGGGCATCGTGAAACGGGTCCAGGCGGGCGATGACCTGGGCGTAGCGGACATCACCATCGACTCTGGCGACACCACGGCGACGAACCCGGACTGGCCGGTAGCACCCGACAACGTCGGGGTCTTCCGCTACGACGTGGTGGTGACCCTCACCAGCGGCCAGCGCTACCACGCCATCCCGCCGAGCGACTTCATCGTCAAGGCGCCGGTGAACTTCCAGTGATGTTTCTGGCCATCGCGACGGCGCTGTCCGGGCTCTGTACCATCGTCGTGGCCATCCTCTGGCACCGGGCTCGGGAAGATGCCCACGAGGCCGACTGTGCACGCCACAACGCCGAGAAGCAGCTCCAGGAGACATCCCGTGAATTCATCGCCTACAAGAAGCGAACCCGGAAGCAGATCTCAGACCTCAAGGCCGACATCGAGTCGCTCGAGGACGACCTGGGCGACTGTGCTAGCCCTGGGGCTCGTCGGGCTCGCCTCGAGCGCCTGCTGTCCAAAACGACAGCTCTTGAAGGTTGAGCGGGTCCAGGTCGGTTGTCTGGACACGGTCGGCCCAGTGCCGAACCCACCCGCCTGGATTGAGTTCCAGGACTGCGAGTGGGAGGTCTGCCTGGATTCCACTAATACGGCAAAATTGAACCGGTATCTCGAATCGTTGCAGCGCTGGGCGCGTGACGCCGAGACCCGGTGTAAGCTCGAGACCACGGAGGAAGACCATGAAGCACCTATTCCCAGCTCTGCTGTTATTGTCCGCTCTCGCTACCCCCGCTGATCTTTGGCCTATTGAAGGCGACGGCGTCGCCTACGCGGCCCAGGAGGAAGCTCGCGACGCGGGGTCGCCAGACGGCGAAAATCAGCCCACGGAAAGCGCTGGCGATGCTGTCGCGGTTCCTGTCGCTGATACAGCGACAGAGCCCGATCTGGGCACTCCCCCGAACGCGGAGACCATCGACCCCCTGGGCGTCGGCGGAAAGCTCATCCAGGACATCACGACAGGGAACTGGCGCCATGCAGCGGCGGGCGTTCTCCTGCTGGTCATGTTCGGCGTGAACTGGTTCCGCAAGTCGAAGGCGACAGGCTTCTGGGCATCGGACAGAGGAGGCGCGACGCTGCTCCTGCTGCTCGCTACCGCGGGCGGGCTGGTGACTGCGCTGTTCTCGAGCTCACCCCTCAGCGCGAAGCTGGTGGCCGGTGGTGTGACGGTGGCCTTCGAGGCGGGGGGCGTGTTCCTCGTGTTCAAGAAGCTACTGTTCCCCAGCGACCTCCAGGAGGAGTGATCTCCTCGTGGTAGCCCTGGGTCCGCGCGCTGTCGACATCGCCCTGGGATACGAGGGCGATGGTGGACTCGCGTCCGCTGGCAACAATCGCGGACCCTTTATCGAGCTCATCGGCGCCCCCCAGGGCGCGAGCTGGTGCGCGCATTTTGTCTCGTTCGCCTACGAGGAGGCGGCCCATAGCTTCGGCGTGGAGTGGACGCTGCGCACCGGTGGCGCCCGGAAGCTGTTCCGGCGCATGGGGAAACACGGTCAGTTCCTCGGGAAGGACCCGTCGGTCGTCCTACCTGGGGACGTAGCCCTCTGGGATCGGAGTAAGCCTCTGGACCCGAAGACCTGGTGGTGGAGACATATCGGGCTCGTCGTCCAGTGGGACGGCGACCTGGTCCACACCATCGAGGGCAACATCGGAAAGGCCGACAAGGTGCGACAGCTATCTCACGACGTAGAAAAAGAGCCGAAGTTCCTCGGGTTCGCCCGGTACGACCGGCCACCGTCGGCGGCGCCCTCCCCCTGTACGGGGCTGGTGTGAGAACCGAACGATCGCTCGCTGTGTGGTCGGCCGTTCTGTTCCTGCTCGTCGTCCTGGCCCGTGTCTGTTAGCGTCCCCCGATGCTGACACAGGAACAGCTCGCCTTTCGGCGAGGCGGGATCACTGCGACTGACATGGCGGCCATCTGCGGCGTCTCGCCCTACAAGGGGGCGATCAACGTCTGGCGCCTGAAAAAGGGGCTCGAGTTCCCCGACGAGGAGGACAACGAGCGGCGCGAGATCGGTGACCTCCTCGAGCCCTACATCCGCAACCGATACCAGCGGCGGTTCGAGCTCCTGGTCGACGTCCCTGGGAGCCTGCGACACCGCGAGCAGCCCTGGGCCATCGCCACACCCGATGGCATCTGCTTCGAGGCCCTGGCCATCGCGCACCGGCCAGACCTCATCATGAAGGCCGAGCTCCCCTGTCGCGGTCTCGAGATTAAGACCCACACCGGGTGGATGGATCACCTGTACGGCGAGCAGGGGACCGACGACGTCCCGCCCTGGGAGATCATCCAGTGCGCCTGGAACATCTACGTCGCCCGGTCGGTCTACGGCGTCCCCCTGGAGCGCTGGGACCTCTGTGTGTGGATGGACAACGTGACCCACGACTACACCATCCACCGAGACGAGGAGCTCGAGGGCCAGCTGGTCGAGGTCGGTCGCGACTTCTGGTTCAATCACGTGGTGGCGAACGTCGAGCCCGAGCCCGACGGGTCGAAGTTCTACACCGAATATCTGGCCTCCAGGTTCCCGAATCCGAGACCGGAGGCCATCGAGGCGACCCCCGACATCGAGGAGAACATCGCCGAGCTCCGCGAGGTGCGCGCGGAGAAAAAGGAGCTCGAGAAGCGCGAGGCCGAACTGGAACAGCGGATCAAAGGGTTCATCGGTGGCGCCGACGCGGTGACCAGCTCCCTGGGGGAGATCACCTGGCGTCGGTCGAAGGACTCGCAGAAGGTCGACTGGAAGGAGGTCGCGCAGCTGTACCGCGGCCAGCTGCTGAACGCGGTCTCGCAGTTCCCCGACGCGGACGACCACGTGAAGACGACCGAGGGCTGGTGCAATCATATCGTGAGCCTCAGCACCACCAAGAAGCCCGGGTCGCGGCGGTTCTGTGTGCCCAGGACCTGGTCGAAATGAAGCCCTGCGACGACTGCGGGGAAGATTGCCGAAGGCGGAGGCGGTGCCAGGCGTGCAATCGACTCCTTTGTGGCTGGTGCTATCACCACGTCCACCACTCCGCGATCCGTGGTATGCGCCAGTCACCGGCCCGTGCTACACGTCCCCCGTCATGACACAGGAGACACGCATGGAAAACGGAAGCGGCGCCCTGGTGCGCCAGGAACACTTCGGGGGCCACCAGCTGGCCACCGTTCAAGAGACCAGCTCGGTCGCTGTCGCGGCCCAGGCGAAGGCCTCCATCGAGGCCCGGTGGATTGTGGCCCTGCGGGCTCCGCGGGACATGGAGGACGTCCGCGCCTCCCTGCTCCGCGAGTGCCAGCGGCCATCATTCGCCGAGGTCGCGAAGTACCATCTCCCCATCGGCGACGGCGTCTCGGGCCTGTCGATCCGGTACGTCGAGCAGGCCCTCCAGGCCATGGGGAACGTCGACACCCAGGCGATCACCATCTACGACGACAACGAGAAGCGCATCGTCGAGGTGTCGGTGACCGACTACCAGCGCAACGTCTGCCATCGCAAGCAGATCACCGTCAAGAAGACCGTCGAGCGTCGGTACCTCAAGAAGGACCAGAAGTCGCTCGGGTCGCGCCGGAACAGCTACGGCGACCTGGTCCACATCGTCGAGGCCACCGACGACGAGATCCTGAACAAGGAGGCGGCCCTGGTCTCGAAGGCTGTCCGCACCTGCGGGCTCCGACTGATCCCCGGGTGGCTCCAGGAAGAGTCCGAACGTGCCATCGACGCCACGAAACACTCGAGGGCGGCCAAGGACCCCGACGCCGAGGCCCGGAAGATCGTCGACGCCTTCTCCGCGCTGAACGTGACCCCGGGCGACCTGAAGCAGTATCTCGGCCATGAGGTCGGGAAGTGCAGCCCGGCCCAGCTGGTGACCCTGCGCGAGATCTACGCGGCCATCCGGGACGGCGAGACCTCCTGGGCGGCGGTGATGGACAACGCGAAGGAAGCCCCGGCCGAGGACGACAAGAAGCCCAACGTCGGCGCCCAGGCGGTGAAGGACAAGCTCGCCCAGAAGACGCCGAAGGTCACGGAGCGCCTGGGCGAGAAGGCCAAGGCGGTCAAGAAGAAGAAGGCGGCCAAGAAGAAGGCCGACCAGCAGGCGCCCAGCCCTCCGACTGAGGAGGAGCAGGCGGCCATCCTCGCCCAGGAGCGCGCCGAGGCGGAAGCCCAGGAGGCCCAGGACCCCGAGGAGCCTGCGCACGATCCCAATACTGGCGAGGTGTTCGACGACGAGGACCTCCCTGACTGGATGCGCGAAGGCTCCTCCTGATAGACTGTCAGCGGCGCCTCTCCGAGTGGGTCGCTGCATCCTCTGAGGCCCCACCGTCCCCCCCGGCGGTGGGGCCTTGCATTTTTCGGGTGACGAACCCTCCTCCCTGTGGATAGGTTCCGCCCATGGCGAAGATTACCCTCGAGCTCGAGTGGGGCGATACCCCGACCGGCTACCACGTCGAGCAGCTGCGCGCCCTGAAGGACCTCCTCTACCGTCTCGCCGACGGGAACGAGGCCTCGAAAAAAGTTCGCGAGTGGCTCGAGAGGGCCGCGGAGAACCTCACCGAGGCGGAAGCCCAGGAGCTCGAGGAGCTTATCGACGCGGCCCAGTGCGATCGGGCCCCTTGAGATTGTGTGCACAATCTGTGCACACCCTGTGGATGGGAAAAATAACAGTTTCAACCACCTGGACATCCTTCCGGAGTTCGCGTTAGTCCGGAGTCCGAACAGGGAGGGCCCAGGTGGCAAGCTGGCAGAAGATAGGCGCATCCATTCGACAGAACCCGAAGTGTCTCCAGGCGGGCTACTTCGCGACGAACACCTTCATCGACCTCCTCCTGATCAACCGGTTCAACGACCACGGCGGGCTGATACCGGTGGGCTACGCGAACCCGGCATACCTGGCCCAGGTCACCGGACTGGCCCGCGAGGCCGACATCCTGAAGATCTCCCCCGAGGAGGTCATGGAATTTTCGCTCGACCGGGCCGAGCGGTCGGGTTTACTCGCGCGTGAAGGGGCTTATTTCTCGATCACTGGATGGGGACCTGAATGGTCCTTGTCGAAGGACTTATCCACAGATCGAGTCAGGAAGTGTCGCGAGCGTAAGCGATCAGGCGACTTAGACCCACCGGATGAAACGGTACGAAACGGGACGAAACGCAACGGAACGACCCGGAACGGTGAAACGCACATAGAGGAGAAGAGAGGAGAAGAGAAGAGAGGAGAAGCCCTACCCCCTAACCCCCGCCAGGGTGGCGGGGGCGCCACCGACCTCCAGGCCGTCCTCGAGGGGCTCCAGGGTTCGGTCGCGGACACAGCGACAGCGGCGAAGGCTGCGGTCGTCCGTGCGCTGGAGGCGGCGGGCTTCGAGGTCGAGACCCAGATCCCCGTCGCCGACAGGGGGGACGGCTACGGCGGGCGCCTGGGCGCCCTGGCTGTCCGTGATGGCGTCCGTGTCGCGGTGGAGTTCTCCAACCGCACCCCAACGGGGAAGGCCGTCACGAAGCTCCAGGAGTCCGAGGCGGACATCCGCGTGGTGGTCGTCCGGGGCGAGTGGGTCGGCGGCGCCCCCGAGGGCGTGGACCTGGTCGTCGGGCTCCGGTGTGTGACCCAGAAGCAGACGCGCATCGAGAAGGCCCTGGAGGAGCTGGGCGACGAGGCGACCGAGGTCTGGGCCTACCAGGAGAGCCTCCGGGCGGCAATCATCCCGACCTCGAGGCGTCTGAAGCCGAAGGCCGAGGCCCTGGCCCGGGTCGCGGATTGCATTCGCGCCTATGGCAAGGAGCGCGCCTTCGACGTCCTGGACCACATCGCCGACCGTGTGCGGCGCGATGCTGGCCAGGCCCGCTGGTTCAACGGGGTGAGCCACTGGCGCGAGGAGAATTTTCTTCGCATCCTGGGGCAGATTGGAACCCCCGAGAGTGATGTCCGGTTCGGCCGTGTCGAACCCCAAGAGCGCCCAGAAGTCGAGGGCGAGGTGAAGCTGTGAAACGGTTAGGTAATGAATTCGCGAAGATACTAGAGAACCAGGGCGTAGACCTGGACGACCCCGAAGCCTGCGCGGCCCACGATGCCCAGGTGAAGGCCAAGTTCATCGACGACGTGGACCGAGAGGAGGAGAAGCGCCAGCGTGAACGGAGAGCCGTTCTCCTGGCCGGAGAGGCCCCCGAGAAGATAGTCCGCAGCATTTACGCCCCAGAATTCAAACGCGACACAGGGGCTCTCAGAGCGCTGGTGGGCCTGGGCACCTGCGGCGCCGAGAAGAACATCCGGATCATCGCGGGCGGGGTCGGTTCCGGGAAGACCTGGGCGGCGGTCCGGTGGATTGGCGACCACGGGGGCTCGAGCCCGTTCTTCATGCGCGCCCACGCCTTCGAGGCGGCGGGCCGCTACGACCGGCGCCTCCGCGAGCGCTGGCAGACCTGCTCCGCCCTGGTCCTCGACGACCTGGGCGCCGAATACGCCGACGGGAAGGGGAACATCCTGGCCGACCTCGACGAGCTGTTCGACATCTACGCGACCCGGATGGCCTGTCTCATCGTCACGACGAACCTCACCCCCGACCAGCTCCGCCAGCGCTACGGGGCGCGCATCATCTCGCGGCTCCGCCAACACGGCGAATTCCGCCAGATTGCCGATCCCGACATGAGGAGGGCCCTGTGACCTGTCGAGTGTACGCCGGCGACTGTCGGGAATTCATGGCGAAGATCCCCGACCGGGCCATCGACCACGTGATCACCGATCCGCCCTATCGGCCCATCGTCCACCGGAACAGCCGGAAGGGGTCGAAGAACGCGGTCTCGGAGATGAAGGACTTCGGCTACGAGCCCATCACCCCGAAGATCCGCTCGGACGTGACGCGCGAGTTCGCGCGCATCGCGAAGCGGTGGATCATCGTGTTCTGCGACGCCGAAAGCGTCACGGAGTGGATGCGCGAGTTCTCGTTCAGGGACATCGAGTATGTCCGGTGTGGGATCTGGCTGAAGGAGGCGGGGACCCCGCAGTTCACCGGCGACCGGCCCGGGATTGGGCACGAGTGCATTGTGATCGGCCATGCGCCCAGGGAGTCGGGACGGATGCGCTGGAACGGCGGCGGTCGTCCCGCGGTCTGGAAGGCCCGGGTCGTCCGCGATGCCATCCACTCCACCCAGAAGCCCCTCGAGCTGATGGAGGCCCTGGTCCGCGACTTCACGGAGCGGGGCGACCGTATCCTGGACCCGTTCGCGGGTTCGGGCACCACCATCGCCGCGGCGAAACGATGGGGGCGTGAGGGCCTGGGCGTGGAGCTGAACCCCGAGTGGGCCAAGGCGGCGAACCGGCGCATCGCGGATATCAGCGAGCAGGCCGAGCTCGAGCTCCCCCAGGGGGCGAAGGCGAAACAGGAGGATCTCCTGTGACACAGTTCGGCGAGCTCGACTGGAGCCCGCTCAAGCCCCACCACGTCGACGAGCGCTCGATGAAGGGGAAGGAGGCGGCGGTCGGCCGACTGGGCATCATCGACCAGTGCCTGGGTGGGGACGTGGTCTGTGTCGGGTCGCCGAAATTTTGCACCTGGGCCGAGATCGGCTGGGTGACGGACAGCGCCGCTATGGTGCACCTGTGGAACCGGCGGACCCGTCGGATCGACCTCGGCCCCCAGTGGCTGCGGTCGGTCCCTCTCGGGACCCCGGTCCGCTGGGTTAGGGTCGTGTGCAAATGAAAAACGAAGGAACAGACGATGGGACCACTCGCGAGGCGGAGATTCCGCCGAAAGCTCAAGGCGGCCAAGCCCTGGGCGACGAACCGACAACTCGACCAGGAGACCAGGGAGCTGGTGGCACTGCTGAAGCTCCAGCGGAGTCGCCTGCGCCTGTTCTGGGGGTCGAGTCGAGCCCTGCGCCTAAAGATTCGAGAACCCCTCGACGTCGCAAGCAGGACACGGAACTGATCAGGCTGTACGTGCGGGCGAAATACGCGGCCGAGAAGTGGGAGAAGGCCTTCCGCGCGAACGTCCCCATCGAGCTCGTGAAGCACCCGAAGGGCGACAAAATGGTCATCCAGGAGGGGCGCGACAAGCTCGAGAAATGGCTGGCGGCACTCCCCGCGCCAGCGCAACGGAAGGCCCGCGAGGAGCTCCACGAGCAGCTCGCGGCCCTGAACAAAGAACAAGCCAGGAGACTCCATGCTCTGTCCTCTGCACGGCCGACGAGTAATTGAACCCGAACACCTAACCAAGGAGCACGGACGCTCCGCCATCATCCTGGACATGGACATCGGCGAGACCATCTGCTTCCTCGCAGAGGGCTACGTCGCGCGGGCGACGGTCCGCGGCGCTGCTGGGGGCCTCGGTCGGCGCCTGGGTCGACGGTACCAGACCAGGCGAACGGCGAAGCTGTTCGTCTGTGTCACCTACATGGGGAGCAGGACATGACCCAGGACGAACGACGCGCGGTCGCCGAGCAGCTCTGCGGCCACCGGTGTGACCGTTGCGGCGGAGACGCCATCCTCTCCGGCCCGGTTCCTGATCCCTGGCTGCGGGGGTTCCGGCTCCCCGCGCGCACCTTCGGGGAGTGGACGCTCCTGTGTGGCCGATGCCACGACGCCTACAAGCAGCTCCTCATCGACATCATCGCCACGGTCGGACAGCTCGAGTCGGAGATCCAGGCCCGTGAACTGTTACTCTCACTCCGCGCCATGGCTGCGGCCAAGGAGCCTATATGCGAAAGTTCCGCAACGGACGATCCAACCGCCTGATCGTTGACCTGTCCATCGACGAGGCCCGCGAGGTATACGGCGTCCTGGCGAAGCAGTGGCTCCAGTCGAAATGGCTGGAGGGCTTCGTCCATCGCCTCCGCGAATGGCTCCAGGAGCACGATGAACGCCGCTAATCAGTGCCTCCACCCGGAGTGGGCCCTGGTCGAGCTCCTGGGCGCGCCCTGGTGGCGGTGTTCCCGATGCCACGCCCTCCAGCGCGCCGACGTCCAGGAGTTCGCGCATGGCCCCCCGTGCGCCGACTGTGTCCCTGGGCGGCCCTGTCCCCATCCAGAGTGCAACTACCACGAAGGCCCCATCCACACCGAGACCATCACCGAGACCGGCCCGCTCCAGGGGCGGAAGGTGCGCCTCATGGCGCGCCAGCGCGATGGTCGCTGGTCGTGGCTCGTCATCGGTATCGGGGCCCAGGAGGAGACCCGTGAACGACACACCGGTTAAGCGATGCGCCATCTGTCGGCGCCCGATGACGCTGTACGTCGAGGGCGAGGACTACTGTCGCATCTGCCTGATGAAGGCTCGGGCCAGAGGGCCCATCTCGAACCCCATGAAGCAAGGCCCGCGGTTCTGGTGGCGTGGCCGATGGCGAGGAGGAAGCGAATGAACTGGCAAGAATGCAGCGCCGACGACGTGGTCCCCGGCGACATCCTGAAGATTCACCCCTGGGACGAGGCGGTGGTCGAGGTCGCCGACGTCGTCCGACGCGAGTGGATGAAGGCTCCGCACCTGTCCATCAAGGGCGGGGGCTACATGGTCTGTCCCCCGAAGCTCCGGGTCCAGCGCCTCCAGCGGTGCGGCCTCTGTGGATTACCTGTGCAATCTGTGGACGACCACGGCCCAGGCTCCTGTGTTGAAGCTCCGGCGGAGTGACCAGTGCCAGACCTCGCCCTGACGCTCTGTCGCGTCCTCTCACGGGCGGCCATCCGATGCAGAGTCTGTAAGCGCCTCACCCTGCGAGGCGGTTACGCGGCCTACCCCGAGGGCTGGTGCTGCTCCACCAGATGTCTCGACCAGAACGTGACCCTGGAGACCCTCCGAATGGCGCAACGGAGTGAAACGCTGTGAAACGCGGAAACACCGTTTCATAGGTGGCCTAACGCAGCACTATGACACAGGAGGAGATTCAGGTGAACACAGGTCGCTGTCCGGGGGTATACTGAGACCATGCGGAAGCCCCGAGACCCCCTCGCGTTCAGGGCGGTGGAGCTCCGGCTAATCCGGGGCGAGCGGGTCACCGACTTCTGGCGCGAGGTCGCCGAGGAGTTCGGGATCTCGCGGTACACGGTCCGGGAATGGGCCACCCTGGTCCGCAAGCAGTGGGCCACCGAGGAGGAGCGCTACCGGCCCGAGAGGCGCGCCCAGCATCGCCAGCGCCTCCAATACAGCTGGAACCAGTCGCTCGACGCTGGAGACTACCGGGCGGCGGCCACGGTCCTCCAGACCTGGCAGAAGTTCGACGGGCTCGACAGCCCCACGAAGGTGGAGCACACGGTATCAGGTCATGTGGACGTCCGGGCGATGACCCCGCTGGAACGCCAGGCCGAGATCGACAGGCTCCAGGCGAAGCGCGAGGCGGCTCTGGGGCGCCTTCCGGTCGTCGACGTCGCTGGGCACCTGTCCACGGGTTCCGACGACGAGTGATCGCGACACCGCGCGATAGCATCCCCCGTGCCGACCACGTGTCAAGGAGTTGTCGGTAACTTCGGCTCACCCTCCGGATTCTGCTCGACCTGGTCATCCCCCAGGTGGTAGGGGATGCGGACATGGAAGGCGAAGATCTGCAACCGCGGAAACACGAGGAGTGCCCACCGGAGATGCAGCGCGTCTCCGAGGGCCTCGCCCAGGTTCTCCGTCCGACCCCACTATGGTGCACGGAACACGAGAAGGAGTGCGACTGCCAGAGGGGCGCCGTTTACAATCAGGCCATCGGCGGGCTCTCAGTTAAACACGCCGAGCGCCTGGCCATGTCGGGCGACTTCGGTCCTCGGTTCGAGAAGGCCCTGAAATACGCCGAGACCATGCTGGAGCTCCAGGCGAAGGACATCCGACAGATGCGCATGGTCCAGGCCCTCTGGAAGGCCGAGGAGGAGGCGAAGGAGCGCCAGCAGGCCGAGGACGTCCAAGCGGAAGCCCGGCGCGCCGAGACCGAGCGCTGGATCGAGGAGGCGGCCAACGATGGCGAGCCGTAACCTGTTCTCGATGACCGTCCACCGGACCCCCCACGGGTGGGCGTGCCATATCATCGACGGCGACAAGGTCTTCGAGGCCGAGACCGTGACCGACGTGTTCCGTCAGGTCCTGCTGTTCATCCGTAGGGCCGCAGGAGTGAAGCGGTGACGGTCGATCCGTATCATGTCCCGGTCAAAATGCGCCGACGTGGTCGGCGGTGCTACAAGGGGTTCCTTCTGCGGACCCGACCAGGGGGCGCGCTGATCGCGTTCGTTCCCCATCCCGACCGCTCCGGCGCCTGGGTGCGCACCGATGGCTCGGTATTGTTCCAGGAGTGCCCCGTGTGCAAGATGCCCGTAGGCGTCCCGTGTCGCTCTGAAAAGGGCGTTTACTGGTCGAGCTCGGTGCACTGGAAGCGACGGACCGACGAGTTCAGACTGCGCCTGAAGCGTGAGAAGCCCCTGGTCGCCATCGACATCGACACGCGCGACCTTCTACCCCTGGACCAGGAGACCCCATGAGTCGATCCGGCTACTGCGACGATTACGCCTACGACGAGCCCCAGCTGTTCAACCTCTATCGCGCGTCGGTCGACCGCGCCCTGGGTGGGCGCCGCGGTCAGCAGTTCCTCCGCGAGCTCCTGGAGGCCCTCGACGCCATGCCAGAGAAGCGACTGATCGCGCACGAGCTCGAGACGCCCCAGGGCGAGGTCTGTGCGATGGGCGCAGTGGGACAGCGTCGCGGCGTCGACATGCGCACCCTGGACCCCGAGGACCCCCGAGCGGTGGCCAAGGCGTTCAACATTGCGGAGTCCATGGCCCGCGAGATAGCCTTCCTCAACGACGACATCTCCGACCCGGAGAAGCGCTGGCAGTGGATGCGCGCCTGGGTCGCGCGCCAGATCAAGGAGACCTCCGATGAACCGACAAAGTAAGAGAGCCCACGCCACCATCGCGGTCGAGATCGCGCGCTTCCGGACTGGGTGCGACGATCCAGATTGTGGCGTCGAGTCGGTCCGGTTCGGTGGCGACCTCTGGACCGTGTGCTTCGCCTGCGGGCGTCGCGACGCGGTCTCGGAGGAGTGGATCGACCAGCGTCTGATGTCTGAACACCCGGATGGGAGCGTCTTCTATACGGACACCGATCTCGACGACATGGCCCGCAGATTCGGCCCCCAGGTCCTCCAATACCCCGACGACGACCCCGACCGGTTCGTCTTCAGCCTGTCGCGAGAGAAGGGTCCGCGGTACCAGGGCGCGCGGCGACCGAGCCCCTGGGCCACTGTCCGAGAACTTGCGGAGAGCTCGGGACTCCAGGTCGACAGCGTCACTGTCGAGCGCGGCTCCCCGTACAGCGACGAGATGTCGTTCTCGATGGAAGGCCGAATCTCCGGGAAGGTCCTCGCCGCGGCGCAGGCTGGCGGAGGGACGCTCCAGAAGCGGTTCGACGCTCTCGCGAACAGCTACGAGCAGCGGGGGCGCGACCTGATGGCCGCGAACCGGACAGTCAAGCGCCTCGAGAAGGAGCTCGAGACCGAGGTCGCCACCGTGATCTCGGTGACCGACCGCGCCCAGGCCATGGAGAAGCAGCTGGAGGACGTTAAAGGTCTGGTCAGAGAGAAGCTCGCGGTGGAGATCTCCGATCAGTTCAGGGAATCCATGGCGAAGCGTGCGCGTGAGCGGGCTTGGCTACCGCCACCGGTAGATATGGTGACGATCAAGGGCACCGTCTCCGTCCCCGAGTTCGAGCCCTGCCCCGTCATGAACGGCGGAGAGATGGCCGAGGCCGATGGCAGTCCCTCGACCGGGCTGGCGAAGGTCAAGGAGTTCAACCCGGGTCCCGTCGTCTACTGCCAGGGCGACTGGGCCGACGACCACGAGGGGAGCTGACGTGTCCATCGACCCTGTCATGAACGCGCACCAGAAGCGCGAGCGCTCCAAGAAGGCTCGCAACGCCATCGGGTCGCTCGTCCTGGTCGTGTTCATCTTCCTGATGGTGGGAGGCTTCAATCGCTTCATGGCCGTCTACACCGCGGGCTGGGATTGGGACTGTTTCTGGGTCCAGTGCCGGAAGATCATCGGCGACGAGGAGATCAGGCCGTGAGCCCCATCAAGTTCCCATGCCCCTCCTGCGGCGCCCAGGTCGACCAGGCCTGTCGCCGCAAGGGCGGCGGGACGACCCTCGACTACCACGAACGGCGACGCGACGCGGCCATCGACGCGGCGCGGGAACGGTCCCGTCGCCAGGGGTTCGTCGAGGCCCTGCGCTGGGCCCACGGTCGCCTCCTCAATTCTCGCGACCTGGGCGAGCTCGATACTGCAATCTGGGTTCGCATCGCCCAGGAGGAGCCCCGTGGCCGGGTCTAGGTTCAAGGCCCGCAAGCAGCGCCAGACCTACCAGGAGCTCCGCGACTCGCGGCGCTGCTTCGTCTGCGCGAGTCCGCTCCGGCCGACCTGTATCGGAGACACGTGTGGGGCGTGTATCCTCGAGGACCGAGAGGGGAAGCTGGAGCACGGATTGTGATCAAGGTCGAGATGGTCAAGAAGCTGATCGAGTCGGTTCGCGCCGAGGGCGGAGACGTTGCGGCCGTGACCATGTCCTACGAAACAGCCCAGATCATGGCGGAGGAGTCGGGCGTCGAGTTCGGGCCGATCCCCCTGCTTCGCGCGGTGGGCGTCCCGGTCTGGGTCGACAACGCCATCCCCCCTCTTGAGGCGCGGACCATGACGACGGTCATGTTCGAGGCGGCCATGGACACCCTGTGAACTCCCACCAGCGCCGGAAGCGACGGAGGGCCTGGGCGAGAGCCTGGGCGGAGTCGGGGTCCTACGCGGGCATCGACCGCGGGGTCGACCCGGTCACCTATGCCGGGATGAAGGTCGACAACTCCCCCCTGACGAAGGAAAAGCTCCAGGAGATCTTCGACCAGGTCCTCGAGACCGGATTGGGGTACCCTGGCGACCATGAGTGAGATGCCCCTCCACGGATGGCTCTGCATCGCCTGGGCGGTCGGCGCCACGTTCGCCCTGTTCGTCCTGCCTCGCTTCCTCGAGGCGGAGGAGGACGGGTTCGTGGGCGCCGCGTCGGTCATCGCCTGGCCCCTGTTCCTATTCGTCCTGGTCGGGGCTGGTCTGCGATATGGGTTCGCCTGGATGACCAGACCGAGGGCGCCGCGTGCCAGGGTGCACCGAGAGTAGCTTCCGGCTCCCCCTGCGCGCCGAACCCTGGGGCCCCGGCTATCACTGGACCAGGCCGTGTCCGGTGTGTGGCGAGCCCTGGGCGCCCTGCGCTGGGTCCCTGCTTCCCTGCCATGGTGGATGCCTCCTGAACGACCGGGCCAGGGCCGACCTGGTCCGCAGGTTCCGAAACGAGACAACGCCCATGCGCCTCATCGCTGAGGAGCTGGGCGTGTCCGTGGGTGTGCTATCTCGCACCCTCCGCGAGGAGGGGGTTCAGATGCCAGAGTCGCCGCGGCGGGCCCCGGCGTAGCGGTGGGCCTGATGGCGGAGTTCCTTCTGGGCGTCCTGCATCGCCTGGAGCTGGTCGCCCGTGCCCTGGGCCGTGTATTCCAGGGCCTTCGCCGCGAACCGCAGGGCGGCCCGGTAGAGGTCCTGGGGGTCGCGTAACGGGTTCTTCGGGTCGAACCCCCAGTCGGAGGACTCCGGTGGCTTCCGTGGCTTCAGGCCCATCAGACGTCCGGGTCCTCGTGTAGGAGTTCCCAGGCGGTCTCGCCGACGCAGCGGAGAACATAGACCAGCCTTCGGGGAAGGTGCTCCGCAGCCCTCGCGCAGCCCTCGCAGAGGGTCACTCCGACCCCGCCATTGTTGCACTGAGACCAGGACCAGTGTTCCCCCTGGATCTTCGCGCAGCAGAACTCACAGTGGGTCCGTCCGTATTCTGCATATTCAGCCATCAGTCGCCCTCCAGGAGCTCGACCTGGGCGATCAGGTCCAGGCGGCCCAGGGCGACCAGCGCGTTCCGAACGAGGGCCCCGACCGGGCTGGAGTGGGGCTTCTGGAGAACGTCCTCGAGGGCCCGGGTCGCGTCGTCGACCAGCATCTCCACGGTCTTCGCCTCCGCCCGGGTCATCGGTCTCCTCCCATGCGGTCGGTCCCGTCCTCGTAGGTGACCGTCGCGAGGATGACCCCACGGAGGACGTCGGCCACCTGGGCCAGGCTGTCCAGGAGCTCCTCGCGGGTCTCCTCCGCGAGCGTCCCGATTAGCCCGTTGATCTTGCCCTGGAGGTCCCGGGCGAAGATGGCGCCCCTGGTGGCTTGCCAGTGACAATGGCGCACCACCAGGAAGCTCGACCCGGCGGTGTTCGAGATCTCCTCGTCGGCCCGCTTCAGGAGCCCCCTGTCGAGCTCGTTCATCGGCGGGCCCCTTCCGCCATGCCCGCGACGGACGGGCCGTGGTGGGCCCTGTGGGCGCCGCAGAGGGGGCATCGCTCGACCGCGGAGAGGACCGCGAGTCGGACGAGCTCCGAGACGCTGAGGCCTGCTTCCTCGGCGACCCGGTCGACCTCGGCGGCCTGTTCGGGGGTGAAGCGGGTGTTCCGCTGTTCGCTGTATGTCATCGGCTGTTCTCCTGTGTGCAATCGCCATCCCTGTGGGTGGCCATCCAATGGAGGGCCCCGGTCACTCCGTAAACCGGGACCCAGGTCGCGCAGTGCGCGCAGTAACGCTCGGAGCGCGTCTCGAGGTAGTTGAGGCCCGAGGGCGAGGGCGACCGGTGGATCCGGTGCGCCCTGGTGGTTCCATGATCAATCATCGAGGAGCCACTCCTGTGGGGGCGCGGGCTGGGTGTCGGGGTCGCGGTTCGACTGCCACTCGCCGCAGGCCAGGCAGTCGCAGAACCAGCGCCCGGGGACGTCGCCAGAGTCCACGGCGCAGGCGGTATCGGCGGAGAAGTCGCGACCGTTGCGGTGATGGCGATCGGCGCGGTCGCGGTCCCACACGGTCCCGTCCATCTCGCGGGCCCACTGGAAGGCCTCGGCGACATCGTTGGTTCCGTGGACGACCGGCTCCATGTCGCGGCGCTGTTCGTACCACTCGACCTCGAACCGGAACCGACGGCGCGGGGTCACAGGGCACCCCGGGCGCGCATGGTACGGATGGTGAGCTCCTCGTCGAGCTCCTCGGCCTTCTGCTCGTCGCAGCCCAGGGCCAAGGCGGCCCCGTAGAAGTCCAGCTCCTCGTCGGGCTGCGCCAGCTCGTAGGCCAGCGCCCGGACCTGCTCCACCAGCGGGATGCGCGGGTCTCGCTTCCTCATCAGCGCCCCCCTGCGTAGCCGGCGAACGCGGCGAACGTGCGATGGGCTTCCGCGTCCGCGCAATCGGCGCAGGGCGCGCCATCGAGGATGCAGACCGAGCAGGGCGCCTCCTCGGCCTCGCCGGGCATCTCGGCCCGGACGTCGACCGTGATGGAGGCATCGCCGACCAGGTCGGCGATGACGCCCTGGACGACGAACCCGACGGCATTCCGCCAGGCTTTGAGCTCGGTGATGAGACCGTCGGCCGTGTCCATCTCGCGGAGGCAGATGGCCTCGGTCCTGGCCGGGATGCTGTCCACGCGAACGATGACGCGGTCGCCGTGGTAGCTGCGGGTCGACCTGACGGAGACGCCGAACCCGAGGGCCCGGAGGGCCTTTTTCGAGTTGCGGGCGGCGGCGGTTACTGGATGGGTCTGTTTCATGCTGTCCTCCTGTGTTCCTTCTCCTCCAGTATAGGAATTCAGACACAGAACCGCAAGGCCTAAAATTCACCGGGGGCGCCTGGTGAGCTGGACGATGCTGGCATCCTTGCGGAAGGTGTGGCCGATCTTCGCCTCTATGCGCACATACTCCGCCAGCAGTTCGGGATTGTGCTCTGCGGCGATCTGGAGGTCCCGACGGCTGGCGAGGATGCAGAAGGCGCAGGAGAGCCGGGACATGCCCAGGGCGTAGGCTGGATGGGGCTCGGTCGGCGCCTGGGCGATACACTCCCACACCTGCTCCACGGTACCCGGACGACCAGGTCGCGGGCGTCGCCGAAGGCCTCGGCGAGAGCGGCCGAGTTGATGTCGACGACCGGCGTCCCTCCCCGCTTCTGGGAGACGCGACGCTCGCCCTGGGCCGACAGGTCCAGGACGACGCGACCGTCCTCGAACGAGGCGGAGACGCGCTGGCCGGGGGCGAACCCGGCGTCGAGCAGGTAGCGGCCCTGAATGTACACGCGGGGGCGACCGCGGTGGGAACCCAGGGTGATGGCCGAGACGCGGTTCATGCTGAGACCCCCGAGATGTCCGAGGTGAGCTCGAGGAAGCGCGCGGTCCATCCGGTCGGACGGAACCAGCGGGCCAGGCTGTAGGTCGTGGCGAACGCGGGCTGGTCGTCGGCGACCGCACATCCAAGTTTGTCGACCCGCTCCGACACGATGGCACGCTTCGGAAGCCAGGCGGCGACCGTTTTCCCGGTGTAGGTCTTCCCGGTCACCCGGATCGCCTTCGGGGTCTCCTCGCCGGTCCATTCCAGATGGCAGTGTTCGACGACGACGCACCCAGGAGCGGTGGCGCCCCCGAGGTAGAGCGAGAACGACGACGGACCCGTCCAGGGGCCGGGGGCTGCGCGCCGACTCACAGCGCACCCCCGACCGTCGCGCCGGAGAAGAACTCAACCGGGCCACCGGCCAGCAGGCGGGCCAGGTATGCGCGCTGCTCGTCGAGGATGCGCGTCCACTGGCCGAAGTCGTCGCCCTCCTCGGCGATGAAGGCCTCCATCTCGGCGATGTCGTTCTGGAGCTCGGTGATAGCGGTGTTTCGGTCCATGACGTCCTCCTGTGTTGCCCATTCAGTATACGAATTCAGACACAGGTCCACAAGGACAAAGCGACCGACGTTCACCGATTTCCGGTGTGGTACAGGTAGGGTAACGGGTAATTGCGCAATTGCGGGGCCGACGGGTCCCGTTGAGGAGCTCTCGACACCCACCGACTCGAGGCCCAGGCCCGAAAGGGCGGCCAAGACCGGACCGGGGTCGAGAGATCCCGCCTGTCCGCGGTCCAGGTGTGCTACATGGGCCCCATGGCGAAGATGTTCTATGTCCAGGACCGGCGACAGGTCGTCGGGAATTGTGTCCTGTGGTGGGCCGAGGGGCGCGCCGGCTACACCTGCGAGCTCGACCGCGCCCACCGGTTCACAGAAGACGAGGTCATGTCCAGGAACTGGCGGAAAACGGACATCCCCTGGCCCTGTGACCTCATCGACGGGCTCGCGATCCGTCACTGTCGGGCCGAACCCCTCCACGACCACACCCCTCCAGCGGTTAGGCACGAACGCGGTGACTGACCACCCCTACCGGCCCCTGGTCGTCCAGGCCGAGGGGCGCATCGCACGGAGGAAGCTACCTCCTCCCCGTCACGACCTTCCGTTCCTCCTGTCCTACGCCAACGACCCCGCCATGTTCATCGCCCAGGAGACGACCTGGGCGTCTCAGTACACCATGGAGCGGGACTTTCCCGGAGACCAGACGGCCCTCCACCTGTTCGCCGAGGACCGGGTGGCGACGGTCGTGGTCTGCGGGAAGGCGATGGCCCTGATGGGCTATAGACCTGTTCTGGATGGCCTGGCCGAGGACCTGGCCAGAGCAGACGCCGCGCTGTTCCATGCCGAAGCCCTGGCGCCTCTCCTGGGGGGCCGATGACCCGCCAGCGCCATCCCGAGGGCGAGGGCAAGTGTCGCACCTGCGGCCAGGTCATCCTCTGGGTGAAGATGGTCCCCAGCCTGGCGCCGACCCCTCTCGACCCTGTTCCTGTCCCCGATGGTAACGTCGAGCGGCGCCCAGGGAAGCTGGACCGCTCCACCTGGTATGGGCGCGTGGTGCCCCAGGCCGAGCGGAAGGGGCGCCTCTACGTCGTCCATTTCAGGACGTGCCCCCAGGCGGGCCAGCACCGACGGCGCCGGTGATATGATGCCCACGATGGCCCAGCTCTCCGACCTTCCGCGCTACAAACTGGAGGAGGCCTACCAGCTCCTATGCAAGCAGCCCGAGAACCTGCGCGAGGTCCTCGACTGTGTCGAGCGCGGCGCATACATCCGCGCGATCGGCCTCCTCGAGGGCATGGCCGCAGGCCTCGAGGCCCAGGGCTTCAAAAGGTGATAAGCTGGCCACGTTGTGGCTGGAGATGCGCCATTTCTGCGACTCGTTCGAGACGATGAACCGGCTCCACCTGCGCCCCTGGTCTCAACGGTCCCCGACTTCCAGAACCCCGAGGTGTGTCGCCTGTACGGCGTCGACAGCTACGAGGGGCTCTGTCGGTATATCTCGCGCATCGTGTCGAAGGCCGTGAAGCCTCTCGAGGGGCTCCCTGGCACGCGCACGAACCTCCGGCGCATCGAGAACGCCATCCGCGTCGGGCTCAAGGACGGCGGGCTCCCTGGCGTCACCTGCGACCTCCAGCCTGATGGGACCATCCTGTTCGGTCACAAGTGCCCCGAGGGCGCGACCATCCAGACGCCCCCGTCGCTCCCTGTTCGCGTCGAGATGACGCGCGACGACGACGAGGACTGAGATGGTGGCACTCGCCCAGGACGTGTTCAGTGTCGAGGACGAGCAGCGTCTCGCCGAGCTGTACGCCTACGACGCGAACGCCGAGGGCCTCGACCCGTTCATCCGTCGTCGGAACCCCAGGCTCCCCCCTCCTCCGCACCTGAAGCCCCTGATCGACGTCTGGGAGCGGACGCGCTACGAGCCCGTCCGGGCCATCATCGAGCTCCCACCCAGACACGCGAAGACGACGACCGCGATCCACGGGTTCGCCTGGCGCATGGAGCTCGACCCGGCACTCCATCACGCCTATATCACCTATGCCGACGCCCTGTCGCTGAATAAGTCGCGCGCAGTGCGGCGCCTGGTCAAGGAGGGCGGGCTCGAGCTCACGTCCGAGAACGTCCATCACTGGGAGAACACGTTCGGGGGGAGCTTCCTGGCCACGGGTGTCGAGGGCCCTCTCACTGGCAAGGGGATCACCGGTGTGGCGGTCGTCGACGACCCCATCAAGAACCGCAAGGAGGCGGAGTCGAAGCTCATCCGGGACAATATCTGGGACTGGTTCACGGACACGTTCTGGTCCCGCCTGGAGGAGATTGCGTCGGTCCTCGTCATCATGACGCGCTGGCACAAGGACGACCTGGTCGGGCGCCTTCTGAAGGGGTTCGAGGACCCGGAGACCGGCGAGAGGGTAGTCTTCGAGCGCATCCGGCTCCCTGCTCTGGCGGAGAAGGGCGACCTCCTCGGTCGCAAGCCAGGCGAGGCCCTCTGGCCCGACAGGTGGCCGGCCAAGAAGCTCCATGGAATTCGCTCCATCATGGGGCCTTACGGGTTCTCCTCGCTGTACCAGCAGGCGCCCATCACGAAGGGCCAGCAGCTATTCAGCGACTACCCCTCGCGGTTCAAATTGGCCGACTGGAAGCTGGACGGACATCGCCTGGTCATCGCCTGCGACCCTGCGGCGACGGAGTCGACGGCTGCGGACTACAGCGTCGCCCTGGTCATGGCGGCCAAGGGCTACGCCGAGAAGATGGAGGGCTGGGTCCTCGAGGTCTTCCGCGACCAGGTGGAGATCCCCAGGCTGGTCGAGGTCCTGCTCCAGATGCAGACGAAATATTGGGGCGTGGCGACAGCGGTGGAGGCGGTGGGCGCGTTCAAGTCGGTGCCCCAGCTCCTCCGCAAGGAGGACAGGCGCCTCCGGGTCCTCGAGATTCAGCCCGAAGGGGACAAATGGCAGCGGGCCCAGAACGTCGGGTCGGCCTGGAGCGAAGGTCGGATCCACGTCCCCATCGATGCGCCCTGGGCGAAGGATCTGATCTCGGAGCTGACGGCCTTCACCCCGAAGGCCGACGTCGACGACCAGGTGGACGCCATCGCGCACGCCTTCAATACGCTGTTCAAGGCCAGGAAGCCCCGACGCCGAGGTCCTGGCGTCGCTTCTAATCCCTTCGGGTAGACCGCGAGAGCGGCGGTATGGTACCCCTCCGCCTGGCCAGCGAAGGCCCCTAACTGTTAGCCCCGCCCGGGAAGATCCCCTCCTGGGCGGGGTTTATGGTATCTGTATCGGTGGAGCACCACGGCGAAGCCTCTGGCCCCGTCGCCAATGGTGGCGGCGGGGTCTCAATTCTGTGCGCCAGGTGTGTTATAGGGCGTCCTGCGGGGATTCATGCGGTCCCTGTTCCTTCAAGTTCCGCGTCCCCTGGTCGCTCGTCCCGTCGGCCCCGATCTTCGCCAGACACTGGGTCGATTCAACGCCTGGCCAGGGGGCGCGGTTCGTCTGTTAAGGCACCTCACCGGTTGACTGAATTTTCCTCTGTGTCACCGGAAACCCGTTGCAGCGCGTCTCCGGATTGGGCATCATCCCCCGTGTGAGGTGCCCACATGGAAGCGATAACGCTGAACGACTGGTGGGCGGCACATCTGGCCGCCCGAGCTGAATGGGAGCGAGGTCCCCGACGGACCCGCCCAGCGCCGACTAGCGTCCACACTAAGACGACCCGGGTCCGTGTCCCGGTCTCGGATGGTGTGATAGTCTGGCGCCATGAGACGCCCTCCGCGTGAAACGGTTGTTTTCGGCGGTGTAACAGCCCCATCGCCGCGGCGGGCTCCTCGCGTTCGACCTCAGCCTCCGGCCAGGCCCGCTCAACCTGCGCCGGAGGTCCGCACTGACGCGCCACCCCTGGCGGCCCAGGCGGAGGCCGAAGACGCCCTGGTGGAGACCCCACCGGACCCCCCGAAGACATCCAAGAAGAACACCAGGCGGAAGCGGAAGCAGACGCCGAAGGAGTAGGCCATGCCCGTCGAACTGGACCTCCAGACCCTCGTCGACCGCGAGCTCGCGGGTTCTGCCATCGAGGAGGGGCTCCGAAAGTACCAGCTCCGCCAGGCTCTCATGATGGCCGGTGGCACTGTCCGGGCTGGCGCACTGTCCGACGACGAGCGCGAAGGTCGGAGCGTCCCGTTCGAGCTGTTCATGGAGCGGCATCCGGAATATGACAGCGACCTGTGGGCCGAGCTCCGCGCCCTCTACGCTGGCGGCCCGCGCCTCCTGCGCAATAAAGGACTGATGAAGCGCCTGTTCCCGAAGCACCGGAACGAGGCGCCGGAGGTCTACCGCGAGCGCTGCGACCGCGCGTTCTACTTCCCCTATGCGGGCACCATCGTCGATCACCTGGTAGCTGGCCTGGGTTCCGACCCCCTCACCATCGAGCCCAGCTCGAACGCCGAGGGCGAGGACGCGCCTCCGCTGGACGAGTGGTGGAAGGATTTCCTCGAGGACGTCTCGCCCCCAGAAGGGAAGCGACAGTCGGCCCAGCGCCTGATGATGGAGGTCGTCCGCGAGGCGCTGATCTGTCGTCGGTCGTGGATCCTGGTCGACCTCCCCCAGACCCCCGAGGACGGGGTGACCATCGACAGCGTCCTGGCCCAGGAGAAGGCGGGCCTCCTCGACCCCTACGCGGTCCGCGTGGAAGCCGAATACGTCATCGACTGGCAGAAGGACAACAATGGCGAGCTCGAGTGGGTCCTGATCTGCGACAGCGAGCAGCGCCGGAACAGCCTCCGCGACAAGCGGGGTCTGGTGACGAACACTTACACGTTCTACGACCGAGTGGGCTGGGTCCAGTACCGGATCACCTACGACCCGAAGGAACCGCCGAAGCCCGAGACCCCGGTGGCGTTCCTCGCCGAGGGGCCCCATTCGTTCAATAAGGTACCGTTCGTGTGCGTCGAGATCCCCGAGGGCCTTTGGGCCATGGGGAAGCTCGAGAGCCTGGCCCGGGAACACTTCAACAAACGCTGCGCGACAGCCTGGGCCGAATACAAGAGCCTTTTCGCCATCCTCTACGAGTTCCTGGGACCCGAGGACGACGTGGGCACCATGCCAGTCTCGGCGGCCCAGGAGGACGAGAACAGGGCCCTGTCCCAGGTTCGCGGCCAGGGCTACAGCCAGGTCCGAGGCAAGGACGACGACGCCAGGTTCATCGGCCCGGACGTCGCCCCGTTCAAGGAGTCGCGAGAGTCCGCAGCCCAGATCATGCAGGAGATGTTTCGGGTCATGTATTCCATGGCGCTGTCTGCGGATATGGACTCCAAGGCCCTGAACAGGTCGGGCGACAGCAAGAAGGCGGACGAAGCGGTCACTCGCGTGGTTTTGGCGGCCCTGGGCGTCTACGGTCGCGAAGGCCTCCACGACGTGAAGGTCCTGGTCGAGAGGGCCAGGGGCAAGGAGCTCGACGCGAAGGTGTGCGGCGCCGAGAACTTCTCTGACGTCGACGTGAAGGCGGCCATCGAGGAGGCGGTCGAGGTCCTGAACGGCCTCCCCATGAAGTCGCACACGTTCCTCCAGAAGTACCTGATCAAGGTCTACACCCTGCTCCTGGGCGGGGAGCTCACCGAGAACGACCGCGCGGCCATCCGCGAGGAGGTCACGGAGATGGTCACGGCGGAGTCCATCCTCATGGCGGAGAGCGTCGCCATGCAGGGCCTCGAGCGCATGGGCGAGGGCGAGGAGGAGGACGACGACGAGGACGAGGACGAACCTCCCCCTCGCGCCGAACAGCGGCGCCAGGTCGCCCAGGGCCAGCGTAGCGTCTTCTCCTCCAGGTAGGCGATGCGCCTGGTCTTCCTGAACGGTAGACTCGCGCGCCAGGACACCATGTGGAGCGCGTTTGATTACGGGTGGGGCCAGAATGGCGAGATCATCTGGCACATCCCGGTAGACCCGAAGCGGGATTGGATCGAGGTCGTCGAGTTCAGCCAGTCGGCGACCAGGAGGACCATCGGCAGTGCCCCCTGACCCGCCCATCACGACGGACGCGGACCCGCCTGGCCGCCATGCGCCCATCAACCCAGGGCGGTCGAAGGCGCGCAGGGTCGCCCGGGTCATGGAGGACATGGCCCGCGAGGTCGCCGAGCTCGACCCGAAGGTCATGAGGAAGCTCCTCCCTGTCCTGTCCCGGGCGAAGGCCGAGCTCCGCCAGGGGCTCCTCCAGTGGTACCAGCAAATCCCGGGCGGGAATGAGAGATTCACGGCCTACCAGATGAATCGGGCCCTCGCGTCGGTCAACACGGCCATCAGGACCATCCGCGAGGCCCAGCCTGGCATCGGCGAGGCCATGATCGATGGCGCGACCGAGGCGGGCATCATGGCCGGTTTCCACGTGGAACGCGAGGTCGCGCGCCTGGCGCACGTGTTCGGCGGCCCGGGGAACCTGGCCATCATGCCCACCCAGATCGACACGGCGGCCCTGGTGGCTGCTGGACAGCGCGAGCTCGTGCCCAGGTTCCGAACGTCTGCGGCCCGGTACGTCCAGAACATCCGGGACGACATCCGGCTCCAGTTCGGGATCGGCCTGGCCAAGGGCGAGACCTATGCCCAGATGACGAGTCGCCTCCGGCGCCTGGGCGGCCCGCGCGGGCTCGTAGCCCTCCGCGGCGTCGTCGGCGAACCCGGCGCCATCGTCGAGGACATCTCCGAGGGGCTGTTCCGCAGATATCAGCACTGGGGCGAGCGCCTGGTCCGGACGGAGATGCAGAACGCCTATAACGCCCAGCACCTGGACGCCATCGAGCAGCTGAACGACGACCTCCCCGAGGGCGACGTCCCGTTCAGGAAGCGGTGGGACGCGAGCGCGGACTTCCGACTCTGTGCCCTGTGTCGCGAACTGGACGGGGTCGTGGTCGACGAGAAGGCGGAGTTCCCGGGCGGAGTCCAGCACCCTCCCAGGCACCCGAACTGTAGGTGTGTGGTCGTCGCCTGGCACCCGGAGTGGGACGCACCGGTTCGCGCGCCCAGGAAGCCCAGGGCGAAGCCCAAGGACCAGCCGAAGCCGAAGGCCACGAAGCCCCGGGCGACGAAGAAAAAGGCGCCACCGGGCTACGAGACGCACCTGGCGAAGGGCCAGTGGTCGAAGGCGCGCCAGGTACTAGACGCCGACCTGTCCCGCCAGGGGTTCGCCCAGATTAAGAGGGCGCCATCCGAGACCGAGGCAAAAAAACGGCTTATGAGGGTACGTCCCAGCCTGGGGGACGCGGCGGGGCTCCATCACTGGGACGGGGCAATCTCCATCACGAACCGCGTGGCGAAGATGGCCAAGGAGTTCGCCGAAAAATGGGCTCCGAATCCGGCGGAGATGAAGCGGGTCTGGAAGGAATCCGCACCCCTCGTCAAGCGTCAGGACAAGGTCCAGGCGGCGGTCGTGAAGAACATCGAGAAGCGGTCGGCGATAGATCTCCCATTCCAGGAGCAGCTGACACTCGAGAAGTGGAGCGGCGTGGGCGCAGTCCCCGAAGGGGTGACGGTCTCCGAGGCGGTGGCGCGAAAATACCGGGCCCTGTGGGCGGAATTCGAGACCCTCGACGCCGAGCGCAGTGCCATCCACGCCCAGCTGAAGGCGAAGGGGTACTATGATCTCAAGCGGGGGGTGTGGGGCACGAAGGTCGTGAACCATGAGGCCTTCCACGGGTTCGGCCCGGTGGTCATGAGGGGCTACCGGTTCCAGGGCGCGGTCGTCGAGGAGGTAACCACCGAGGTCCTGGCGCGACGCGACATGATGAAGCGGTTCGGGGTCCCGGCGCAACACTTCGCCACCGGGGGCAGCTACTCCGAATTCATCGACCCCCTGACCGACGAGGTAGCGAAGGTCTGGAAGGTCAGCAGGCCGAAGGCCCGGAAGATCGTCGAGGAGGCGAGCGACAGGTTCAAGCGCATCGGGCGGGCCATGGAGGGGGGTAACGAGATCTCCGCGGAGTTCGCGCGGTCCTTCCCTCCGACCGGAGACGAGAACCTGGACCGGCGCAGCAAGGGCCTGGTCGAGAAGGTCGAAGGGGAATACGTGGAACTCACCCACGCCCAGGGTAAAATTACATCTCTTCTGTTCGACCTGGCGTTCAGACCTGGCAAGAAGTAAAAGGAAAACAGCAACATGAACATCGGTTCTATTGAGAGAAACGATCTCCGCGCCGTGAAGCGGTTCTACGAGAGCCGGAACCGCGAGATCACATCCGAGGAGTGGGAGATGCTGGCCATGCTCCAGGACGACCCGGAGGCCTTCATCAAGCTCTCAGAGCGCTGGAACGTTCGGGCGTCCATCGACGCGGAGGGCGCCGGCCTTCCGTGATTCCACCTGATGGGGTAGTCTCCGACCTGTAACCCACCCGATGTGGTGTGTGGGACAAGGAGACACAGGATGAATCGACTGGGATGGCTGCGCTCGTTCGCTAACGCTGTTAACCTCAACACCCCAGACGGGGGAGGCGGAGGCGGCGCCGCTGGAGGGGGAGACGGTGGCGCCGGGGGAGACGGCGGAGGAGGAGGGGCCCCGTCGCCTTCAGCCTTCAGCGCCGACCAGGAGAAGACCATCGCGCGCATCGTGAACGCGGCGGTCGCCACCCACATGGAGCGGAAGCTGGACTCCGCCCTCAGCCCCATCAAAACGACCCTCGAGAGCCTGGGCGTCCACAGGACCCAGGACGGCGCCCAGGGCGGCGGAAGCTCGCAGAGCGGCGGAGGAGACGCCCAGGGGCAGAACCAGGGCGGCCAGTCGGAGGAGGTCAAGCGGCTCCAGAAGGCCCTCGACCAGGAGCGACAGATTCGACTCGACAACGAGAAAAAGAGCCTCGAGGCGAAACGCGACGGGACGCTCAAGGACGCGCTGAACTCCACCGGAGTCGAGCCACGGCGCATCCGCGGCGCGATGGCCGAGGTCATGGCGAACGTTCGCCAGCTGAAGGACGGCTCCTACGTCTACATCTCGACGGCCAAGGGCTACGACGAGGAGATCCCCCTGGCCGAGGGCGTCAAGGAGTGGGCGGAGACCGAGGTCGGGAAGGCCTACCTCGCCCCGAAGCCCGGAGGCGGTGGCTCGGGCACCGTCCCGGCCCATGGCGGGCCACGCCCAGGCGGGCGCCCGGTCGACCCGAAGCAGGCGAAGGCCGAGCGGATTGCCGAAGCACGGCGCCAGCTCCCCAGTCTTGCGGCCCAGCTCATCGGCGGCGGCGGCCAGGTGCAAATCACCGGCGGCGAGGACAAATAACGCCCAGCGCGTTTGACATCGGTTCAGCGGTGTGGCCCACTCGAGGTCACGACCAGGGGGGCTCCTCTGGGGCGCACGCCTAGCACTGGGCGGCACAGTGCGGACAACGCAACTCGTTTCCAGCGCTAACAAGGAGCCCATTCTATGGCAGTCGATCTCGCGGCCATTGCGAACACCCTGGCCACCATCTTCGAGGAGCAGATCACCAGTCAGATCAACCGCGCGTCGGTTGGTTTGCAGCTGCTCCAGGTCGGACCCGGAGAGGGCAAGAACCTCCAATGGTCTGCCCGCTTCGGTACCGACGTCTCCAGCTTCCGCGCCGATGGCGCCGACCTGGTCCCGGCGGACTTCAAGAACGACGCGAAGGTTCCCGCAAATCTCGATTACGGGACCTACGACGCGCCGTTCTCGATGACCGGTAAGGCCATCGCGGCGGCCATGGCGACAGGCAACCCGCAGGAGCTCGAGAACCTGTTCGCCGACGAGATGGGCGACGCTGTCGAACGTCTCGCGAAGGGCATCAACGCCGATCTCTGGACCGGCGCAGGTGCGGCCGAACAGATCGTGGGTATGTATTCCACGTCTGGTCCGCTGGACACGACTGGCGTCTACGCGGGCATCGACCGCGCAGCCCAGGCCCAGT